CTCGCCGCTGCCGATCTTGGCCGGATCGATCTTGTCGTAGAGATACGGCGAACCGTGATAGGTGCGGATCCGGTTGAGCGCCTTTTCGGCAGCGCTGCCTAGCTTCTTCACTGAGCCAAGCGAGGCATAGCCCACACGACCACCACGCTTCCAGTCGGGCAGCTTCTCGTATTTGGGCATGAACCAGTCGAGGAAGCGTTGGTCGATCTTCTGCACGGCCGGGCTGATGATCATCGAGCGCATGTCGTTGCTGCTCATGTTGTTGGGATCGAAGCCTTTCTCCTTCACCCAGTCCTTGAACAGAAGCTGGCCCGGCACCTTCTTGCCGAAGCCCCCCAGGAAGTCGCCACCCAAGTTGGAACTGTAGCTCTCGTGCGGGATAATCGGATCGGTGATGATCGGATCGTCGGCCAGCCGCCCAATGGTGCGACCGGTGGTGCCTTGCGGTGCGCCGACCAGCGTCGGATCGGTGAGCGCAGCCCGAATCGACGACGAGCTCGGCACGCCGATATCGTTCATAGCCTTCTTGTCCATCACCTTGAGCAGCGCCGCACGCCGTGCCATCGGCGTGTTGGCAATGTACTCGTCGATGTTGGCGCTGTTGATGCCGGGGAAGTCAGGCATCGCCTCGACCGTGCGCCGCGGATCGGCCTTGGTCGGATTGACGCTGATCTTGAAATTGCGCACCGCGTCGTTGAAGGCCCCAGCCTCCTTCCGCGAGAGACCTGACTGCTGCAGCATCGAGAGCGCTGCTTCCATCGCCATGTGCGTCTGGTCGACCGCCTGAGGCAGCATCAGCTGGTTGGCGAAATAGGCTTGGTTCTTGCCCGGCTTCCAGCCGGCACTCGACAACGCATTGGTGAGACCGCTCAGCGCGCCAGGAGCACCCGCCCACAGATCTGGATTGTAGACCGGGAAATCGGAGCCGCCCGGCATCCAGATCGGCTTGCGCATCGCGATGTCGTTGATGCCGCGGATCGTCGGACCTGCCGACGACAGATCGGACATGCCGCCGACCACGTAGCCGCCCCTCATATCCTCCGGGCTGATGGTCGGACGCATCAGCGGCGCCGGCTGGGTCATGTCGACCTTGGTGCCGGCGTAGAGGTTAGGATCCATGCGGTCGCTGACGCCACGCATCGCCTGGATGTCGCGGTCCTTCTGGACATTGGGGTTCTTGGTACGCAGTGCCTCGACCAGCTCCTCGGCAGTGCGACCGGTGTCCTTCGCCCACTTCTCGAACAGGCTGCCACTGTACATGCGCTCCAGCGCTTGCCCCGCCTTAGCCGCCATCTTGGCGCCGCGCTGCACGTTGCCGCCGATGTCGAAGCCGACACGACCGCCGCGCGAGCGGTTCTCCATCATGTCGATGATGTCACCGTGCGACGTCTGGGTATCTTTGGCGGCATCCCAAAGCGTGTGATGGGTGAGGTGCTGCCGGAACGGCTCGTACTCGCTGGGCATCGACATGTTGAGAGCGTTCTGTCGAGCCGCCAGACGCGCCACCGCATCCTCGCCGCCCTGGCCACGCTGACGCCGGCCGAACTTCGAGAGCGCCTCGGGATCGTAAGTGTGGATACCGAGCTGTCGTGCATCGAGCGTCGGCCGGTCGCCGTAGCCTACCATCGCGCCGACGAAGCCCTTCTTGGCGGCATCGATGCCCTTCAGCTTGTCTGTCACCTCGGCCCACTCGGCAGGCGTGCTGGCACCCTGCATGGCGCGCGTGATGACATCCGACATCGGCGTATCGAGACCCAGGATGCGCTGCGGCGCCTCGGTGAGATCCTCGGCGAGCTTGTTGTGCAGGCCGAACGACCGCATGTTCTTCGCCGCGTCGGCGATGGCCTCGGGGTGCGCCTCGCCCTGCGAGCCGAACAACAGGTACTTCTGGCCGGCCGGCGAGCCCAGCCAATCGGCGAACGCACCCTCGGGCCTGATCAGCTGGTCGGGCGAGCTCAGCTTGATGCCTGGGAGGTTGTCACGATTGATCGCTTGGCGCTGGATCGATGACAGCGTGGTCGTGTAGGCCTTCAGGAGATCGCGCGGTGCGAGACCTTCGTCCTCCACCTTGCCAGCAGCACGCCGCATGAAGTCGCCGTAGTTCAGCACGTGCTCGGGGATCTCGCGCGGCACCCCGCCTGGGAGCGACCGCATCGCCTCCTTGATCGGCTTCCAGGTCCAGTCCTTGATCACCTCGCTCGCCGGATCGGCGTAGCGATTGAGGAAGCGCAAAGCCTTCTGGGTCGCCCTGACCGGACCGCCGACGTCGAAGCCGAACTTCTGCTTGGCCAGCGGGATGTAGCTCTCGAAGGCGTCGCGCAGGTTGACGCCGGTGTTGGGCAGCTTGGTCGCCGCATCCATCTCGGTACCGACGCCGAGATCGCCCATGCGATCCATCCAGCGGCCGCCGGCGAGGCTCTGGTAGACCGGCCAGAACTGCTTGCCCATCACCGGCTCCATGCGCTCGCCGGTCTTGGGGTCGATGTCATGCAGCGGGTCCATGCGCGGCAACCCAACACCATGCGCCTTGGCCCACTCCTCGATCAGGTTCATCTGGCCCGTAACACCGGCGCCAGTGCCATCCTGGTTGTAGAGCCAGCGGCTGGGTTGGGTCTCCTCGATGAACTTCTTGGTCAGGCGCTGATTGCGGTTCCACAGCCCAGACGTTTGCGCCGGCTGCTCCCACAGATTGTTGGGCGCATCGATCTGCAACAGCTGATCGTTGCGCGGCGCCACGATCATCATGTCCTGCCACGGCCGCGCGCTGCCCTCCGGGTAGCTAAAAAACCGGTTGGCACTGGGGTTGAGCCACGTGCCGTAGTCGCCTGGGACGCTCGACGGCATCGCCGTCGAATCGACACCAGGGTGATTGTGCACGTTCCAGGCTTGGCCAACGCCGGGCTTCGAGCCTGGGCTCTTGGTGAACTTCATGTAGGACGGCGGCAGGTCGACCGAGCCCGAATCGCCCTTGGTCATCTTCGACATCCAGCCGGGCGTGCTGGCATCGATAGTGTTGCTCGGGTCGCGGCCGTAGATAAACGCCTCGGTCCCCTCCTTGAGCCCGTGCAGGCCGACCTTCTGCAGCGCCGCCTTGCGCAGGTCGGGCAGCTTGTCCCACATCTTCTCGGTCCACCGCATCAGCGGCAGCACCGTCCTGCTAGGATTGGCCGCAGCCAGGACCGGACCGCCGAGGTCGTACTTCACCCGCGCCAGGGCTTCGCCCTTGCGGTCGGTCTGCGGCTTGATGTAGCCGCCCTTCGCGTAGAAGTCTCGGATATGGTCGCGCGGCATGAGGGCGATGCCTTGCTAGGGATCGATGGCGCCCGACTTGCCCCCGGGCGGCCCAAAATAGGCGATCTAGAGGGTCCAGACCACCGCCTTGTCCGACCACAGCGCCACCGTCTCCAGGTGCGTGAGCGCCACCTGGGCGTACCTGCCGGCCTGTTTAAGCTCCTCCTTGCGCCGCATCCCAGGCACGTTGACCACGCCTGGAGCGACCAACACATCGACCTTCTCGGTGTGCTGGAGATCGCGCAGCACCTGGAGCCGGGTGTAGAGCCCAGCCGCCAGGAGCGTCGCCTGCGCCGCCTCGAACTGCCGCCGCGTCGCGTTGCGCGGCAGCAGCCGGTCGATCGCCTCGGCCGAGACCCTGAAGGTGAGCGTCACCTCGATGTCTTTGCCTCGGTCGAGCGGCGTCTCCTGGGCGGTCTGCTCGTCGGTGAGCTGGCTGCTCATGCCGCCGGTGGAACGTAAGCGACACCGGCCTCCTGGGCGGCCGCCTTGGCAGCATCCTCCTCGGCCTTCTTGGCCGCGGCCTCTTCAGCCGCCGCCTTGGCCGCCAGCTCAGCCTCGGTCGGCTCGGGCAGGTAGGCGAGCTCGCGGATCTTGTCCTCGTTCACCATGGTCGCCACGCCGTCCTTGACCAGCACCCAGTCGCCCGAGTGGACGATCTCGCCGTTGGGCAGGGTCAGCGTCGCGTAGGCCATGCCGCCATTGGAGACCACGCCACCACACCACGCCGCCAGCTGCTCGGCACTGGAGCTCGCCGGATCGAGCTTCTTGGCCTCGATCTCGCCGCTGCCGTCCTTCAACACGTAGCCCATGCTCGCCTCCTTCAGGGTGTAGTAGCCGTGTAGGTCGATTGAAATTGCGGATCGGTCATCGAAAACACCTGGGGGTTCTTAGAGCTGTCCATCACCATCCAGTCGCCGACCCCGACATTCAAATTGATCGCTCCCGTCTGGATCGCCAACACGCCCCTGTGATTGATGTTGGCGCGCTTGGTCCAGGCGTGAATGTTAGCCCAAGTATCGATCAGGTCGCCGTCCCACTGGATGGCGTGGGCAAGGTTGCCCAGACCGTCCTTGAAGTCAGCGACCACGTTGGCCATCAGCGGCCACGCGCCTTGCCCACCTTGGGGATCGGCGGGATCTTGGTGCCCTGGCGACGCGCCACGTCGAGGGCGATCGCGACCGCCTGCTTCTTGGGCTTGCCGGCGGCCATCTCGGTCTTGATGTTGGGCCCGATGGAGGCCTTGCCTCCGGTCTTCTGCAGCGGCATGTGCGAACCCCTTAATGCAGCCCCTCGCGGGTGCCGGTCTCGTCGATCGTCAATACCTGACGGCGCGGTTGGTTGCCAATGCCGGGCTGCGAGATATGCACCCAGTCGCCGTACTCCAGGATCAACTGGTCAAACGGGATCATGCCGTCGGCAACGATCCGCTCGCAGATCTCGCGCGGCGTGCCGGCCGCCGGGCTGGTGAAGTCTGCCGCCTGCCCCAGGCAGTGCTGGCTGTTCTCCGAGCCGCCGCACTCCTCGTTGAGCGCCTCGCAGCGATAGCCCGAGCTGATCAGGATCGGCTGGCCGAACAGCGCGCGCACCAGCTCCAGCATCTGGCAGGTGCGCGTCAGCTCGACGAGCTGCTGGTCGGTGGGATCGTTGTCAATGGAGCACCGGCTTGCCGTCTGGCTTGCCGTCATCTCCTCCAGGCTGAAGTGGTGGGTCAGGTAGGTTCCCATTGCCTTGTTCCTTAAGCGCCGCCGCCTTGACCCTGGTGATGTACTCTTTGGCCAGGGCGAGGTCGAGCGGGTTGCGGCTGCTCAGGCAGGTCACGCGGTGGAACGCCGCCTTGTGCAGCGGTCCCATCTGCCCCCACACCCGGGCGAGCGCGCGCGACAGCGGATGATCCTCGCCGCACGGCTGGCCGGTCTGCAGGTCGACCGCGACCGGCCGGCAGCCGACGCAGTCCTCGACATACTGTTGCTTGCTCATTGCTACCTCGTCAGCAACGTCCAACTTCCGAAACCGATGCCCAGGCCGCCGATGAACGACACGATACCCGAGATCGGCCACATCTCCGACCCTTCGAGCGCCAACATGACGCCGAAGAACAGCAGCGAGGCGCCGATCACCAGCAGCACCAGGGCGACCATGTCACGCATCACGGGCGCCCAGGGCGCGCGCGGACCTCGGGGGTCTGCGCCATCTGGTTGACCTCGGCCAAGGTCAGCGGCTTTCGCCAGTGAGGCAGCACGTCGCCTCGCTCCTCGATCAGTGCTTCGTTGGTCCCCAGGCGGCTCATGATGCTGTCCCTGATCGCTTCGATGCGGCGGCGTGTAGCGCGGTCCCAACGGGACACCGGCACCCGGGGCTGCGGCGACAGTGACAGATGCCACAGCGGCCGCCCCTGGGCGTAGACGCTTCATTCCATGCCGATGTTGACGGTCAGCACGCCGCTGGTGTGACGATCGATCGGCCAGCCGTGGCCGGTCAGGATCTGCTTCTGCGGATCGAACACCGGATGGGCGAGCGCAAAAGCCTTCTGTCGATCGAGGCTCAATTCTTATCCTCCTCTTCAGGATCTCGATCAGGATCGAGGCGCGCCAGCACATGGCCGACCAGCGAACGCAACTGGATCCAGCCGTAGCCGGTTTCCTTCATGAACGCGCGGACCTTGCGCTCCATGTCGGGCGGTATCCGAGATTTCCGGTCGAGCAGGAACAACGGCACCGGAAGATTCAACATCTGATAGAGGAAGCGCAGCGTAGCCGGACCGGCATCGGGCTGCAGCAGGAACTCGTGCAACGGATAATCTTCGACCTGTTTGCGGGTCTCCAGGTTCAAATACAAACAGATCCTAATTGCTCGCTGCTTGAGCGGCGACTTTCGCCCGGTCTTAGTGAGCGGCACCTCGCAGTAATGCAACGCGCGACCGACCTCTGTCCTGGTAATGAAGGTTTCCCACTTCACGGCCCCTGGAAAGTGATACTCGAAATTCATCAGTACCCCTCGGGCAGGCGCTCGATCTCCATCCAGTGGGTCGGCGCCTGATGACCGCGCTGCTGCTCGACGCTCCAGGCGATGTTCGCCCACCGGCCGGTCTCGATGTAGGTCGTGCCGTCTTCACGCTTGCCGAGCAGGCGAATCGGCCGGCCGTCCTGGGGCGCCGTCTTGATCAGCCGCCAATCGTCGGGTGGCACCGCCGGGCTGGTGCTGATCAGCCCCTCGATGATGCCGGCGATGCCGTGGTTGCGCTCGATCCGGGCCTTCAGCCCCTGGCTCTCGACCATCGACAGGTGGCTGTTGTCGAGCTGGCGCTGCTCGTCGTCGCCATAGCGGCGGAACTGGCGCGCGCACAGCAGCAGCACGTGGCGCTGGGCGATCAGCAGCTGGTAGGCCTGGACGAGATCGGAGTCCTTGGGCACCACCCGGCTCTTGCCGTCGACCAGCTTGCCGGCATCGTCCTCGATCTGGGTGAGCTCGATCTCGTAGGCCCGCATGAACAGCCGCTCGTAGAGAGTGTACGGCTTGTCGGTCTCCAGGATCTTGGCGACATGGGCGAGGGTCGGCTCGGGGGCATCTGTCATGGCGGGAACCCTACAATAAAATACGGGGAGGGACACCTGTGTTCCCTCCCCGCACGATGACCCAACGCCGACTGCCCGGTGTGTGCACTCCGGGGGGAGTATGACGGCACCCCGGTCAGCCCCCTATGGCGTTGGACGGTCGTTAGCTGCGGCGCAAGATCGGAAACTCGCCTGGGAAGCCCATCGGACGAGGCGCCAGGAGCGGCACGCTGTAGGCCGCGGCGTAGCTCCAGGCCGCGGTGGTGACGCTCGGGGCGTGGCCGATCGGGCCTTGGACGTAGAGAGCGGTGGCGCAGTACATGATCGCGCCGGCGATGCAATTCATAGCTAGTCCTCCTGGTGAGAGCCCCGCCCCAGGCGTGGGGCGGGGTCTCGGGTTAAGCCTAGCTCTGGCAGTTGTCGCGGATCTGCGCGGTGCAGCGCGGATAGACCTTGGGCTGAGCCTGCACCATCGGCGCGGGCATCACCACCGGGGTCGGGGCGTAGACCTGGGGCGCCGGTGCCGCTGCACCCTTGGGCTCGAAGTCGGGCCGGAAGGCGCACTGCTTGCCACCCGCCGACTTGGCCGCATTGTAGGTCTCGCGGTCGTTGCACATCAGCTCGAACGCGATGCCAGCCTGTCCGCTGTTGTGGATCATCGCGATCTTCTGCCGACGCGCGCAATCCTCGTCGACGAAGGTGCCGCCGCCGGCTGCACCCCAGCCGATCACCGAGACGCCGGCGGAAACCGCGAGCGTGCACGGATTGCCGCCGCTGACCGGCGGCGCGTAGACCTGCGGCGCCGAGCGCACGGTCACGTCGGAGCTGGTGTAGCCCTGGTTGGTGACGGTGCTGTTGGTGCCGCCCGAGAAGCGCTCGTTGACGTTGGTCGTGTTGGTCGACGTCGTGTTGGCCGGCACGGTGTTGGTGGTGTTCTGGTTGATCACGGCAGCGGCGCCCGAACCGGAGTTGGACGACGAGCCGGCACTGGAGCTTGCACCGGCATTGGCGCCGGCGTTGGCGGTCTGGGCCTTGCCTTCGTTGGCCGCCATGAGGGCGATGAAGGAAGCGCTGAACAGGATGCCAGCGATAGTCTTGCGGTAGTTCATAGTCTGTCTCGAACCTCTCGAATGTTTACCCACGATATTGAAAACCAGAGGGTGGCCCCCGGAACGTGGGGTACCGGGGGCCTTCCCCTCGGAAAGGGGAACCTCACGCCTGGGGCATTACGTCCAGGCGCAAAGCAGTGGTCGCTGCTTAGGGCAGCGGGCTGAGCACGATCGTGAAGAAATTGCCCGCCGCGGTGCCGCCGCCGGCGCCGTTCGCACCAGCCGTGGAGCCGCTGCCGTTGGCCGCGAGGCCGAGGCTGAACGAGGCGTTGTTGGCGGTCGACCCGGAGGTCGTCTGGCTGGCCGTCTGACCGACGGTGCCGCCCGGCGTGGTCTGCTGCGAAGCAGCGCCGTTGCTGTCGTTGTGGCTGGCGCCGCTCGTGGTGCCGGCCGTCACGCCGATGATCGCCGTTCCGCCATTGCTGGTGGAGGTCGATCCGCCGACGCTGCCCGACCCGGCGGTGGTACCGCCAACGCCGAACGTCAGAGAAGCCGCCATCGCCGGAACGGCGATGAAGGCAAACGCGCTGGCGAGCAGCGCGGCAGTGATCTTCTTCATGGAGTACCTTTCAACTAGCTAGTTGGTCAATGCGCCGTGGAGCCTTGGCCAACAACTGGCTGCCTCCCCACACCCGCGGTCGGGAAGAAAGCACGATCACAAAAAGGCCGCAAGAACTATTTTAGGGGGAACCCGCTTTTAACCGTCATATGCCCCGCGCTCGCTGGGGGCGTGCGGCAGCACCGGCTCCAGGGGACTGTCGTCGGGCCGGTACAGGTAATCGTGGCGCTGATCCTCGACCAGCATCCGCGGATCGTCGGGGGGCTCGGTCTGTGGGGTGGGCTGGTTGTCCTCGGGCAATTTAGCGTTGACGCCACTCGACACGAACTGATCGGCGAACACGCGCCACGCCTGGGAGCAGGTATCGACATGGTCGTCGTGGGCCGTCGTGCCGGGCCCCGAGTAGGTGCAGAGCTGCTCGACCAGCATGTCGGTCCACTCGGCGAACTGCCCGGTGCCGCGGATCTTATTCGTCTCCTTGTTACGCCGTCGACCCTCGGGGATCCAGATCCGCCCGGCGTGTGGCAAATGCGACACGGCGTGGACCCGGGCGATCTTGTCGGCCTTGCCGGGATTGTACGGATAGCTGTCCTGTCCCTCGTTGCTAAGCACTTGGCGCAGGCTAATGCCCGATCCTTTCTCTTCGATGACAAGCAGGTCAGGCTTCTTCTGCTGGTGGTGCAGGAAGTGCTGGCGCTTGTCGGGGATCAGCGGCTGGAACATCGCCTCCTCGCGGTGGCCGTAGATCGCCGTCATCTCCTTCTTGGCGCGCTTGACGAGCTCGGGGAAACCGAGCCACTCCTCCCAGCATTCGAGTAGCAGGAGGTTCCACTTCTTCTCCCACTTGAACACGCCCCACACGCTGCACGCGGTGGGATCCGAGGCAAACGTCTTCTTGTCGTAGGTCTTCTCGGTGAACGCGGTGTCCATCGAGACCATGATGTATTCGAACCACGGCAGCTTATCGTCGGCCTTCCACATCCGAAGCCAACTCTTCTTGATGATCGCCGACTCGGTGATGTCGATCAGCTCGCCGTGCAGCTCCTGGCGGCCGATCTGGGTGCCCTCGTACTGGGCGACCTCGTTGAAGAAGTCCTCGGCCAGATTGCGGCGGTTCTCGTAGGTGCTGCCACGCACCAGCCGCAGTCCCTTCTTGATCAGCGTGGTCAGCCACTGCAGAGGCTTGGGCGTCGTGGTGTAGAGCTTCTGCGGCTGCACCACGGTGCCGTCGGACTTGCGGTAGGCAACGCGCGTGGAGAAATCGATATTGGCAATGCAGTCGCCTGGGCGATACCAGGAGCTCACCTCGTCGCCCCACACGAAGGTCGCCTGGGGACCGCGCAGCCGATCGGGCACCTCGGAGGAGAAGCCCCGGATCACGCTGCCGTTCCAGAGAACCATTTCTGGATAGGGCGAGTAGGTCATCGAGCGCACGCAGGGCGCCGGGATGGTGGCGCGCAGGCCGCTCGGCCCCTCGAACACCACGCCTCTGAGATCGCTGTAGGTAGGCGCGACGATGTGGGTGATCGAGCCGGGATACATGCCGGCCTGACGGCGCACCCACTGGCTGCCGGTCTTGGTCTTGCCCCAACCGCGGCCGCTCATGATCAGGCAGACGCCGGTCGAGTTCTTGCCGCCGAGCTCGCGCTCGATCCAGGCCTGATCGTCCTTGGGATCCTGGACCGCGGTCAGCTGGTCGTCGAGCCAGCGGTCGAGCGGGATGCGTTGGTGGTTGCGACCCTGGCGAGGCCAGCCGCCCGACGTCCAGGCGCGCTCGGCATCGAGGAAGGCTAGGTCACCGGTGCTGGCGCCCGCGAGATCGAGCTCGTTCGTTGTCATCGCGGACCATCATACGCGCCTTCTCCAGGAGCGCATGGCAGCGCTTGCACCAACGATAGGCGCCGAGACGCTTGGCGATCGGGCGCAGCCGGCCGCACAGATCGCAGGCCAGCTTCGCTTTAGCAGCAGCGCCGGTGGCCGGCGTTGTAGTAGCCGCCGCGGTAGCCTTGGCCGCCGAAATTGAGACTGATCGACGGCCCGCCACCGTATCCATAGCCGCCACCGTAGTAGGGCTGGGCGATCGGCTGGGCGTAGTAGACCGGCTGCGCGACGTAGTAGACCGGAGCCGGCTGGGCATAGACCACCTGGGGCTGTTGCGGGTAGTAGGCCGGCTGAACGTAGCCGCCGCCGGCGTAACCCGCCTGACATAGCGCGAACGCGAGAACGAGGCATCCAATCATGGTGACGGTCTCCTCCTGCTAGTCTCTTACGTTGGTCGCCGTCCCTTCATCCCCAGGATGGCTGCTCGTCGGCTCGGGCTTCGAGGTGCCGAGGATCGACTGAACCTCGCGCATGAAGGCGCGCATGTCATCAGCCATCGTCACCAGATTGCCGAGCATCTTGGACTGCAGATCCTGGCGTTCGATGATCGAGTCGAACATCGTGGTGTGGGTGTTCACGACCTTCTGCAGAGCGACAACGTCGCGGCCCATCTCGTTGCCGACCGTCTTCCACGCCTCGAACCGCTTCAACAGGTCGTCGCACGTCCCCAGGATCCGGTCGATCCGCACCTTCTGGCCCTCCCAGCGCTGGTGGGTCATCTGGAGCTCCTGGGCGACCTGCATCGCCGCCCGGTTGGTGCCTGCCCTGAACTCGGCGCCGCGCGTGATGACCTCCTGGAGGTGGTTCTCCAACGCGGTGACGCGGGCTTCGAGCTGCTCGATGGTCATGCGACCTCCTGGTCATAAGCGGAAGCAAACACCTCGCGCAAGCCGGGCTCGATCAGCTCGCGGAACCGAGCCGAGTCGAGCATCCGCTGCGCTTGGGCCTGCAGCTCGGGCGGCACGATCAGCAGGCCCGGGTTGATCACCGCAAAGTGCGGCGGCAAGACCAGCCGCAGCGGCGTGAAGAACTTCATCCGACGATCGATGCCGATGATGGTAGGCGCCGCCACCAGCCCGGCCAGGAAGCCGCGGCGGCTCACCCTGCGGTTCATCCCGGATCCTCCCTGAGCTCGTCCTCGAACACCCGGATCTTGTGCTCCTTGCCGTCGAGGAAGTAGCGCACGTCATACTCGATGGTGCCGATCATGCCCAGGAAGTGCAGGTCGACGACCCGCGCCTGGACGTTGTTGTCGAGCGGCCGGATGATCACCCGATCGCCATAGCCGAACCGCGGCACTGGCCAGCCGGCGCCCGGCATCACGCTTCGTAGCGCCACAGGAACAACGGCGTCATCGGACCAACCCAGGCGCCCAGCGTGTTGAAGGTGAAGAACTCCAAGGCCTCCGTCGCGTCCATGCCGTCGCGGGTCATCAGGATCTCGACGCACTTCTGGGCGTCGTAGACCGCAAGCGTCGGCTGGCTGCAGCGCTCGGCGACACCGATCAGCGCGGCCTCGAAGCCATCGGCGAGCAGCGCCTCGTCGTTGTGGCCGGCCACCCAGTCGCGCATCACCTCGTCGGTCATTGCGTCATCATCCTCTGCAAGCTGTAGGCGAGCAACATGGTGAAGCCGAAGCCGCCGGCAAGCAGGAACACGAACCACAGCAGCTCAAGCACCGGGTTGGGGTAGTCGCCGCCGAGTCGTCGCCACTCGTAGCGTCGCTCACGCCTGGACATGGAAACTCCCCTCGGGACATTGCAGGCTGTCGATGATCATGAAGATCTGCTTGCGGCTGAGATGCAGCCACGCCGGATCGTTGAAGGCGTGCACTGCGAACGCCGTCTTGGCACTGTCGAGGTCGGCGGCCTGCTCGCAACAGACCGGCCACAGCAGCTCGATGTCGAGCGCGCGCTGGCGGGCATGCCACCAGTCGACCACGCGACCGAACAGGCTCACGCGCCGCTCCTGATGCCATAGGTGATGGTGGCGCGCGCGCCATTGCGATCAACCAGCGTGTAGAAGCGATGCGTCGTGCGCCCGGTCTTGCGGTAGTAGGTGCCCGAGTTGACGATGGCCCAGCGCCGGTACTCGATCCGCTCGCGCTCGTTCTCCTCGTGCACCGACTTGGTCTCGCCCGGCTTCATGGTCAGCAGGCCGTAGCGATCCTGGACCGGCTGGACGTAGCCCGCGTGCTTGAACTTGCGCGACTTGTTCTTGTCGATCAGCGTGAAGGCGAGGCTCACGTGAACACCAGCGTGCTGATCATGTACGCCGTCATCACGAGCAGCACCACGACCACGATGGTCTCGGCCCAGTGACGCGCCCGCTTCACTTGGCGATCTCCCAGTCGGTCGCCAGCAGGTCGTACTGCGAACAGGTCCACGGTATACGGCTGGCGAACGTGACCCCCTTGCCGACCGTCAGGAACACGTAGGGCAGACTCATCTTGGATTTAGAGTCGGGCTCCTGGAGCTCAAGCCACATCGGCCGGCCGGCCTCCACACCGTTCCACCCGGCGCGGCGAACCAGCTCGCCCTTGCGCAGATGCTTGATCGCCCAGCCGATGTCGGCCATCAGTCGGCCTCGTACTTCGCCTGGAGCTGGTGGAAGGCAAACATCGGCCACAACTGTCGGATGCAGTCCTCGTAGGCGAACACCTCGCCCTTGGCGCGGTCGAAGTTCTCGGGGCTGAGCGGTGCGCTCTTGCCAATCACCACGAAGCCCGACTGCAGCTCCATCTTGCACAAGGTCATCGCATCGAGATGCGGGCTCGCGTGCTCGCGGTGCATGCCGATCGACGCCGGACCATAAGCCACGCTCCTGATCTGGCCCTTGATGTAGTCAAGCGTGATCCGCGGATGGGTGGCGCCGGCGCTGCCCAGCTTCTCGGTCGCCTTCAATGATTCGGACTCGGTCATGGTTCCTCCTGGGGGATGAAGCTCGTCGTAGTTCGCGGGGTCACAGACCTCGTCGGGACAGACCGGGTAGCGCGCACAGCCGCCGTCGTAACTGTAGCGGCAGTCGCCAAGCTGCTTGCCCGGCCGGCCATACGGCAGCGGGCCGGTGCGTTGCCTCACGCCCCCGCCTGGGTCTGCGGCGGCGTGAAGGCCGGCACCGGCTCGCGCTTGGCCCGGCTCTTGCGCGGCTTCTTGGCCTGCTTGCCCATCGTGTAGCCATAGTGCAGCACCGCACCCAACGCCTCCTCGAAGGTGTCGACCTTGGTCAGCGCCACGTCGAACACCTCGCGGGCCCGCGCCTGGAGCAGCGCCTGCACGCCAACCCCGTTGTTGAGCTGGCTGCCGAGCTCCTCGATGTCGCTGGTGGTCGCTGCTGCCTTGGCCATGTCATCTCCCTCGAAGGCGGTCGCGCCAAGATAGCGACCGCCTCAGAGGATATCAACGCTTCAGTGCATTGATCTCGGCAATACGATCCAGGCGATGCCTCAGCTCGTCCTGGTAGGCCTCGGCCTGACCCTGGATCTGACGCAGCCGCGTGTCGCCCTCGCTGTGCGCGAACAGCGCCTCCTGGAGCACGTCGAGCTCGACGTTGGCCTTGGCGTGGCTGGCCTCGGGGATCAGCGCCATCAGCCTGCCCAGGGCATCCTGCGCTGCCTTGCGCAGGCGGATGTGGTTGGGGTCGGCCATCACACGATCCTCTGGTTCTTGGCGCGCACGATGATCGCACCGCCGAGCGCCCGGCTCTTGCCGCTCTTGTTGATCAGCGCCTTCCAGCCCAAGCTCTCGGCCAGCGTCGCCATGTCGATCTCGATCTCGACGTCGACCCTGGTGCGATAGCTGGTGCGCTCGGGCGTGCCGAGCTTGCCCCTGGTGCGCACGAAGTCGCGCGACACCACGTAGGTCTGCTTGGCCATGGCTCAGCTCCTCGCCTTGATGGCCTGCGCCTCGATGCGCTCGGCCATCGCCTCGTGCGCGACCCGCGAGCGGGTGACGGCCGGGCTGTCGTCCTCCACCACCTCGCCCTTGCGGTTGAAGCGCAGCTTGCGCGCCTCGTCGTAGGCCTGCTTGCTGGCGTCGGCAGTCAGCATGCCGTGCGCCTGGAGCTCGAAGCTGCGCCGATCGTAGAACTTGAGCCGCGCTCTGATGATCCGGTCCTCGCGTGCCCTCATGGCGGGGCGGGGAATAGCTACACCCATGGGAAGTCTCCGTTGCTTGTTGCCACCAGCACATGCTGGCACCTCGAAGCCCCGCTCCAGGTTCTCAGGCCTGGGCGGGGCGATAGGGTTGCAGGGTGCTGCATCTCAGAAGGGGCAGTCGTCCATCGGGTCAGCGGCCTCCTGGAGCGCCCGGGTCGGCAGCGAGCGGTAGAGCCGCATGGCCGCCTTGTGATCGAAGGGCGAGGCGCCGACCGGCACCGCGACGTGATAGGCCATGTCGTCACCGTCGTTGGCCAGGAGCACGGCCACCGCCTTGGCGCCCAGCTCGGTGTGGAAGACGTAGGGGTGACGGATGGCGCGATGACCGTTGATGCCGTCGCGGTCGCAGTAGGTCGGGACGATGGTGTAGACGTTGTACATGGGAAGTCTCCGTTGGTTAAGTGTTACTGGACTGCAGTCATCTTCAGCTTGCGGTGCCGGCAAGCCGCCTTGGCGCCGTTGACAGTCGCGTGGAAGGTGAACACCTCGATCACGCGGTAGCTGCCATCGGCCTGGATCTCGACCTGGGCGCAGGCCCAGGGCTGCGGGGGAGAGGGGATGCCGCGGACGGCGGCGTCGATGGCGAGGATGTAAGTGTTCACAGTTGTCTCCTTCCCCACCGAGATGGGGATCTTGAACACGATGTTCAAGGACATCGGCTCAACTATTTTAGCGCGACCGCCTGCCGCAGGCTAGGCTGCCATCGGCAGCTCCGCGGCCGCCTGGGCGTCGGCCACGATCTGTCCCAGGCTGCGACGGCTGACGTGCATGGTGTAGCCAAGCTTCTCTTCGAGGGCGATGTACTCGGCCAGCAGCTCGGGGCGGGCCAGGGCGCCGTTCAGGATGTCGTTGTCGCTGGCCATGATGCAGAACACGCAGCTCAGCCGATCATTGCCCGCGGCGTATGCCGGGTGCAGCTGCTGGCCGGCCTCGGCCACCACCGCCTTCACCTGGGCGACCGACATCTCGAAGATCGGGTACCACACGAAGCCGGCGCGCTTGGCGCAGTCCAGGCGATCCTCGACCGCCCAGGGCTGCTTCTTCGAGCGGCTCGTGCTCTCCTGGGCGCGGATGCCCTGGCAGCTCACGATCGCCTTGAAGCCGTGCTTGTTGGCGTACTGGCGCAGCACGCGGTTGATCGGATCGCGCTTGAGCTCGCTGGTGCACCACCGCGCGTCGTTGGCCGAGGGGAAGCTCGGGGCGGTCGGGTTCACTTCCTTGCGATGCTCGGCATAATTGAAGAACGTCTTGGCCTTGCCATCCTTGTAGACCGCATTGGCGACCAGGAAGGGGATGCCGGCGGCATCGGCCTGGGCCTTGGCATGAGCCAGCGTGCCCTCATACTCGATGCGGCCCAGGTCAGCGTGCACGTAGACCAGCTGCGCCTTGGGGATGATCTTCTCCAGCTCGATCGCCATCGCTTGGCTGTCCTTGCCACCGCTGTGATTAATGGCGAACAGGGCGCCGTCGTCGATGAGCTGTTGGATAGCCGGGGTGATCTTGATCTGCATGGGAAGTCTCCGTTCCCTACGCAGATGGTATTATTGAACATGATGTTCAAGTAGTGGGCCAAAACTATTTTAGCGGGATCGCCAAGATCGTATAACGGCCATTATGGAAAATCTGACGGGCTAACCGGTTAGCCGCGGTCCTCGGGCAGCTTCAGCCGCGCCTCCAGGCGCCCACCAGGGCCGTCCCGGTACTCGTACAGCTCGGCCATGTAATCGGCGGGGCACGGGCAGTCCATGAACACACCACCACACACCGGGCAGCCCTGGCCCTCCTGGAGCTCAGCCGTGCGCACGGCCGGGATCCACCGGCTAGGGTTTGGCCGGCCCGTCATCACGCACCGGTGTCACATCGACTGCATTGTCGCCTGGGCGGTGGCGGTTCATCTCGCGCACCAGCCCCTCGATGCCGGCGATCATCGTCGCCCGGCTCTCCGCGGCCTCGGTCTCGTCGAGCTTGCGCTGGGCTGGCCGGCCCTCGATGCGGTCGAAAACCTGCGCCTGGGAGGCCGTGTCGCCCATCATCGCCTTGGCCACCACCGCGGTCGCGATGCACTGGATCGCCGCCGGCCCGCCCAGGACGGCCTCCAGGCGGCCCAGGGGAGCCCCAGGATCGAGATCGCCCCATCGCTGGTGGATCACCCTAGCCTCCCGCAGGATCACGTCCCTGGGCTTCAGCAGGGCCACCCAGAGGGCATCGGTGGCCGGCCGGTCCCGCACCACGTAGCGCCGGGCGTCCTCCTCCAGCAGCGCGAGGTCGGCGGCACGCAGCTTGGCGCTCGATGGCGGCGCCTGGGGGATCTTCTCATCGCTCATGAGCTCGGACCGTCAACGGTCAAGGCACGTGGGGGGGTAACTCTCTCAGGTACGTTTTTTAATTTAATCGTGCACATCGTGTACAGGTAATATAATTACGTCTACCACCCGTATAGTCATTTATAATGAAAATGGGTTGATATAGGTTGACGGACGGACCGCGTTGAAACGACACGACAATTTCGGTCAGCCCATGCACAGGCTGTGGGCTGATTTTAGGCCTCGTGATTTGACTATTGCGGATTAGAAGGGGATGTCGCCTTGCACACCAGCTGCACCAGGAGACCCATCGGCCTCTGGTTGATCGGCCCGTAAGGCCGTTTCCATGGTGTCTGTCAGGCCACCCCAGGCGCGCTGCCAAACCATGACCGCGTTGCCGCCGTGTGGCCGCCGCTGGCGATTGGACCAGCCCAGGCGACGCAGTGCCTCTGCAATCGTGCGTGCGTTCTGGTTCTGTTGCAGCTGCGCTTTGGTGAGGCCCAGGCAGACCTTGGCGACACGATGGGTGCTGACCATGGTGCCGAAGTCCTCGGGCTGATCGCCGCCGTTCCACGAGACCGGCCGCACGTCGGTCCTGATGCCGTCGTAGATCAGGCCGATCGCCTCCTGGTGGTCGAGCCAGATTGTGATCGGGTCGAGGAACTCGTTGCTGCGTTCGACGAGGCGCACTGCGCTGCGCTGTCCCTCGCGTGGCACGTCCCAGTATTTGTGGCCGGCGCGATAGCGCACCACCGCCTCAGCCATCAGCTGGTCGCGCTCGGCCTTGAGCCGATCGAGCTCGATCATCTCGCCGTCGACCGACACGAACACTGGCCAGTAGCGACGCGCATCATCACTGGTCGGATCGTGATGGAAGCGCTCGTCGTTGGTGGTGCCCCACGGCACGCTGTTGCGCGGCATGTCGCGATAGAAGTTCTTGTACAGCGGCCGCTGCGAATCGACCTGCGTGCTGAGCCGCGCCTTGATCTGCTCGGCGCCTGCCCGGTTGGACGTCATGCTGCTGAGCTCGGGCAGCTCGATCACCCAGGCGCCGTGCATGCCGCGCACGAAGTTCTCGCTGTCGATCCCCGCCTGGAGCGAGCGGTACCACTGGCCACCGAGCACCCTGAGCGACTGCGACTTGTACAGGCCCTGGCCTCCAATCAATACCGCGAGATTATCGAACTGACAGCCAGGCTCGAAGATCCTGGCGACCATCGCGACCAGCATGTTGGTGCCGACCGCGCAGTTGAACTCGGAAGCCTCGGTGTGGAAGATCTCGGGCATCATCACGTCGAGCCTCGGCGTCTTGTCCCAGGCGAGAGCGACCAGCCAGTCCTTGACCTCGTTGCGGTGATCGAGGTTCGCGACATACTCGATCGCATCGACGAAGCGCTGCTTGGTGGCGCCTGCCAGCTCGCTGTCCTGGCTGTTCGCCCACACCATGATCGTCAGCATCGTCGGGTCATCGAGATTGAATGCCGGCACCACCGCGCTGTCGTCGCCCTTCCAGTCGAGCCGGATCGTCTTGTGGAAGTCGTCGACCCAGATCCGCTTGTTGCGGAAGTGCAGCAGCAACCCGATGATCCGCACCATCGGGTCGTCGTGCAGCATCATCTGCTCGGCGTTCGAGGCGGGTTGCTCGGCGCGTCGTCTGGTCTGCTGCTGCTGGGCGGTGTTGTGTGTGCCGCTTGCCCGCTGCGCGCGCTCCCTCGCACGCGCCATCTCGTCAGCCTGCTTGGCCTGGGCGCGGCCGCGCTTCTTGAAATTGCCCAGGCTGTAGTAGCGCGCCGTGATCTTGTGCTCGCGACACAGCCGCTCCAGCTCGGCCTCGAAGCGATGCACTGCCAGCATCGAGTTGGCGTAGCAGCGCACCAGGAGCTCGGCGTCATCGTCAGAGATCAGCCTGAGCGGGTAGCGCTCGCCGGCCCGTATCATCTGCAGCAGACGTGTTGCGAGTGCCTCCAGGGCATCGCCGTCGGTCTGTGCGCCGGTCGTGCTGCTCATCGCGCTAACCGTAGGCCGGGTCGCGTCGCATGCACTTCTCGACCGCCGCCTGCTGCCTCGGTGTCAGCCGCCCCCACTGCATCACGCCTGCCTTGAGCGAGGCCGCAAACTCGAACGTCGCGGCATTCTCCAGCATCCACTTGGCGTGCCTCGGATAGCTGTTGGCGAACACCGCCCAGCGCCTCATCTCGGCAGTCACCGCGGCACTCGGCTCGTCGCTCCAGTCAGGCTCGCGCTCGACCGGCTCGGCCAGCACAATCTCGCTCCAGGTCAGGCCCGAACCCTTCAGCATGCGGCTCGCCATGCGCAGCGCAGTCAGCGCCTCGGCGTCATGGTCCGACGTCATCATCTCGCACAGCTTGGCGAACTTCTCGCGGTTGAACTCGGGCTTGGCCTGTGCACTCATCGCCCACGCTCCCTCATGTGGTGACACACTACGCGCTGCCCGGCGGCGAGCTCGCCGCGCTCGCAGACCTGCCTGAACAACACCCGCGTGAAGATCCCGCTGTTGCGCTGCTCGAACAGCCAGCGCGCGATCTCGGGTTCGTTCATCGCGAACACGAACAGGTTGGTCTGCTCCAGCTCGCCCTCGATCTGATGCGCCATCTCGCGTGCCGCGATCTCGTCTGCCTCGTCGTCTGGGATCTTCCAGTCGGGCTTTGGCGCACGCTCGGCCGTGTAGGCGTCGCGCGTCGTCCAGCCGCTCAACCCGTCGGTCGCGAAGTCCGGCGCGAAGCGCCGCTCGTCGGCCGCCCGATCACGCTGTGCCTGACGTGCCCGCAGCTCCTCGCCGAAGTTGCGCTCTCTCGCCTGGGCGGTCGCCTGACGCAGGATCTCGTCGCGCACCGCAGCACCCGTGCCGTTGCCCAGGCTGATCACCTCGGTCCAGCCGACCCGCGCCTTGGCCAGCATCTCGTTGGCCTTGCGTATGGCGATCAGCACCTCGCCGTCGCTGCTTGACTGGGTGCGCCCCATGATCTTGATCAGCAGCCCGACATCGAGGTTCATCAGCTCCCCCTCCAACGCTTGTGCTTCTTGAGCCCGGCATAAGGCCTGATCGGACGATAGGCCGGGTCGTTGCCGACTTGGTTCTTGGCGCGCAGGTCAGGACCGATAGTGTCCCAGGTGTTCATCATACCGCCGCCGCTTGCACACTCGCGAGACAGTTCTCGAAACGTCAGCTCGACTTCGACCTCGCCGCCGCCTTTCGCCTGACGCATCACGAACACGCCACTCGGCTCATCAAGCGGATCCTTGTTCTGCTCCATGCTCGGCCTTCCAATCCTCGGGCAGTTCGATGGCGCTGAGCGCCGTCCTGAAATTGCCGCCGTGCTCGTAGTGCAGGTAGAGCGCGAACGCATCGCCGAACGCGCTGTCGCCGTCCTGGCTCTTTGTCCCCAGGCCTGCATCGATGTCGGACTGCGAGAACGTGCACCACATCTCGTCGCCCGGGAAAATCGCCGTCGCCGGCTGCGAGCTCGGATGCTGGTAGCGGCTCTTGAACCGATCGCCGCCGCGCCGATAGCCATACTGCGACAGCAGATCCCCGATCTCATGCAGGCCGTTGTAGCGGTCGATCTTGGCCCGCACCTCGGGCGCGAACTGGGTCGTCGCCTTCAAGGCCTCGCGCTGCGCCTCGCGCATCGCATCCTTCTCGTTCACCATGTGCGCCACCGCGCCGATGTCTGCAGCATCGAGCGCCACGCCTTCGACCACCCGGCTGAAGAACGATCCGCCTGGAGGATGACGGGCCAGGAACATCAGGCTGGCGGCGCCGAACTTGCCCTTGTCGACCACCCCGTTGAGACGGAGGTTCGCCGCGGCCAGCGCGCTGTACAGCCGGTCGATCGGCCGGCTCACCTGGAGCGGCCTGATCGGCTTGTCGAGCGGCAGCACGATCCGGTAGCGCGGCGTTGCCGGGGTCGAGCTCCAGGTCGTCCACAGCACGCCGGCCAGCCCCTTGGCCATCAGCAGGTGGGCCACGCTCTCGGGGTCGGGCGGCACCTCGCCGGTCAGCTTGTTCTCCTCGACATCGAGCGCCACCAGCCAGCGCTCCAGGAGGGTCTTGCTGCTGCGGGTGCCGCTGAACGTGCCGCAGATCAGCGCGCTGCCATCCTTGTCGCCCAGGCGATGGTCAGCCAGCCGGCCGGCCAGGGCGGGCCACGGCAGGGTGTACTTGACCGGCCAGTTGTCGTGCGCGTCCTGCACGACCGAGAAGCTGACGTCTTGGCTGAACATGGCAACGCGCTCCTGGAGTTCTCTCCTGGTTGACGCGACCACCAAAATGGAAATAGGGTCTTAGCTTCCGAGCTTCGACGTCTTGGGGTTTCGGCGACCGCACGCAAACCGTAATCCTTCGACGGCGACAGGGGAAGGGGCTGTGTTAATCCACAGCCCCTTCTTCGTGTCCCCGCCTTAGTCGCGACCCTGCACGACCTTGAACGATCGTCGCCGCTCGCGTGCGTGATGCTCGGCCCACAGCTTGCGCTGCAGCTTCTCCAGGCGCCGTCTGTCGGGGCTGGGCATCTCCTCTTCCCCGCGACAGCCGGCGTGGCGCCTGCGTATGCAGTCGACCAGGATCCACAGGCCGAGCCCGACGATCGCCACCGTCGGCGCCATCGCCAACACGATCAGCAGGCCGAGCAGCCAGCTCATTGCGTGAGCTCGCGCAGCGCGTCGATGATGTGGGTCCACACGATCAGCTTGCACCACAGCGCGATCAGCTTGACGACCAGGGCGCCGCTCATCGCTTGAGCCCGGCCTGGATCTCGCGTGGCCCGCACACCAGCTTGGTGGCGTCGCGCTCGTCGAGCAGCGGCTGGAAGCTGTGCATCACCGCGTCGAGCGTGTTGGCGAGATCGCGGCGCTGGTCGCCGCTCAGCGGCTTGTCATCGTACAGCCGGTCCTTGATCCGCTTCAGCCGCTCGAACATCAGCTCGTCGAGCAGGTAGGCCTTGGGGTCGCTCATGACTTGTTCTCCTGGACTGGTCGTTTGTCTTTGCCCTCGCTGATGAAGTCGTTCATCTCCTTGGCCCGCTCGGTACCGAGCCACCCGATCAGCACGCGCGCCTTCTCGGTGTCGCTCCAGCCCGCGTCGTGGCTCAGCTCCAGCCAGCGCTCGATCTCGCGGTCTTGTGCTTCGACCGCCTTGAGCAGCTTGCTGATGCTCATGTCTCTTCCTTCCTGGGTGCCGTCGCCTTGAGCCGCGCGTCCTTGAGCTTGTCGAGCTCGAACACCCGCATGCGCAGCTTCTCGGCGTCGGTCTCGTCGAGCAGCTGCATGCTCATGAACGACGGCAGGCCGTTGATCGATCGTGGTCCCGCCTTGTCGATGTACTCGTAGATGTGGACGATCTTGGCGTCGCGCATCTGCTGGCGCTGCTCGTTGTCCAAGAACATCAGCACCATGAAGCTGAGCTTGGCGGCCTCGGGATGGCTCCACGTGCCGAACACCTGACCACCCACCACGTCCCAGGCGAGCTTCTCCAGCTCGCCCTCGGTCTTGCTCACATAGGTGAGCCTGGGCGGTGTCTTGGTCTCCTCGGTCATGTCAGTGTCCTCTTGCTTGGCCGCGCTCGGTATCGAGCTTCAGCGCCCGCACTGCATCCGACACCCGCATCGCGCGGGCGAGGTGGAGCAGCACGTCGCCGCGGTACATCGAACCGTCCTCGCTCAGCACCACGACCGTGTCGCCGCGCTTGATCAGGATCCGGCTCGCCTCGGGGGTCGTCGTGCAGCCCTGAGCACGGGCCACCGCGACGAGGTTGTTGCGGGTGATCCTCATCGCGGCCCCCACTGGCTGCCGGTCGCCAGCAGGCGGGCGAACCGGAACATCGTGGAGGCGGTGCGGATGCCGACCTGTTGGCGATGATCGTAGACCTTGCGCTTGATCCACGGCACCGTCGCCTCGTAGGCCTCGGCCAGGGTCTTGAACTGGGCGTAGCGGGTCGAGCCGGCGCTGCCGTTGCAGGTCTTGCGCGAGAAGCGCTGGCTGTTGCCGTCGCCATGGCCGAGGTCGATCTCGGTGATCGTGCACCAGGACCGGGCGGCGCGCAGCTCGTCGCACTGCAGGGTCGCCTTGACGTGGCCCAGGCGGTCGATTTTCTCGCTCCACTCGAAGCGGATCGGATCCTGGCGCATCACGCTGCCTCCTGCTGCTTGGTGGCCTTGGGCGGCTTGCCGACCTGGGCCTCCAGGATCTTCGTCGTGACCGTCTCCTGGGCGGCCAGCTTGACGGCCAGATCGGGGCGGCCGCACCAGCCGGCATTGTGCCACTTGCTGTACTGGCCCTTGGCGACGTCCTTGGCATGGCACTGCAGGCGCCACGCCAGCTGCGAGGCCTCGTAGGCCTCGGCCGAGGCGAACTTGGCGACATGCTCCAGGCCGCGCTGGTTCAGGTAGTCGCCGGCGACGATCGGCCTTGGGCGGCTTCCGAGATCAACGCACTGCGACCAGCTGATGTAGGTCGCGTGGGTCTTGATGCTGTCGGCCAGCGTGCTGCGCTGGGCGCGGGCCAGGGCGGCAGCCTCCATGGCCGGGCCGCGGAAGATGAGCACGGTGTGCGTGTAGGTCCGGTTCTTCGAGCTGCGGGTGTGGGCGACGCCCTGGGGATCGATGACGTAGAAATGGTTGGTCACTGGGAAGCTCCGTTGGTTGGTCGTCTGTCTCCCTCCCCAGATGGGTACTTGAACACTAGGTTCAAGGACCGCCTGGGGTTATTTTCGTTTTTCCGCTAAAATACTTTTGATGTCCTTGGCGCTGTAGCGCCGCAGGAAGGTCTCGCAGTTGCGCATGTGGCGGGTCGTCGGGAGGTCCGAGGCGGTGATCACCAGCACGCCCTGGGCGTTGCGCCACCTGACGTGCTGCCGGCTTGTCAGCCCCTCCTGGGTGTAGCCCAGCGCCTCGGCCACCTTGGCGAGCTCGCGTATGTGGTGGCGCCGGCTCACGTCGCCCCCTCCAGGCGGGCGGCGTGGTCGATCAGTCCGGCCAGGGCGGCGACCTCGCTCGGGCCGTCGCCGATCAGCGGGCCCTGGGGCGTCGGGTAGTCCGCCAGGATCGCCGACCAGCCGCGGCCCCGTCTGTTCTGCTGCAGCGTGACTGCATAGACCACGCCGGCGATCCGCAGCGAGACCCCCTCGCGCTCGCACACCACGTCGACCATGTCACTGCTCCAGGGGCGGCAGGCCGTACTGGCTGGCCTGCCCAGGCGCCGGCGTCGGCACCACCTGGGTGGGCGGGGTCACGGTCGGGCCGTTGCCGATGTAGGGCCCACCGGTCCCCGGGTTGATGACCAGCCCCGAGCCGCGCACCGCCTCGTTGGGGTCGGGCATGCCGTGGCCAGTGACGACCAGCCCGTCGGGCATGATGGTCTGCCAGAAGCCATTAGCGCACTGCAGGGTGATGGCCGCCCCGTTGGGCACGTACCAGCACGGCACCAGGACTTGCCCTCCAGCGGGCGCCTGGGCGGCCTTGGCGGTCGCCCTGGCCCGGATCGGCGCACGCGGTGCTGGCGGGCCCTCGGGCTCCTGGTAGGCCGGCCGGCGGATCTCGCCAAGCGGGGTCGGGGTCTGGCCCCAGGCGGGGGTCGCGAGCAGCACGCCCAGGCAGGCGAAGGTTCTTAGTCGGGTCATCATCCGTTCTCCGGTTTGCGTTTAATCAATCCCTTGCGCTCGGCGTAGTCGATCAAGGCGAACAGCACCCGCGGCTCCAGGGCGACGTCCGGCGTCTCCGACCACTCGCCGAAATGATGGTTGTTGGCCCTCACCCAGACCTGCCAGCCGTCGTGGCCGGCATAGACGCCGTCGCCCAGGTGCTCGATCTCCTTGATGCTCGCGTCAGCCATTGACCGTCACCGTGGTCTGCTCGCGCCACTCGTCGAAGTCCGCGGCGTGATCCTCGCGCACCGGCTTGCTGCCGCTGCCGACCACGATCTCGTGGCCGCAGCCCGGGCACTTCCAATGGTCGGCCGACCAGATCTTGTAAGGTCGCCGGCCGCTCGTGGTCTTGATCTGCTCCAGCAGGAAGATGCCGTTCTTGAGCGGCCGGTAGAACACCTCGCAGGCGACGCAGACCGGGCGGATGCTCACGGCCAGCCCCGCTCGATGACGCCGAGCCCGACCAGGACGAGCGGCCCCGCGATGCCGGCGAGCAGGCACTGGCCGGTCGTTGCATCGACGGCGGCGGCGAGCAGGGCGAACGGCGGACCGGCGATCAGCAGATAGGTCATCACCACGCCGAGCAGCGGCCCCATCTGCAGCTTTTTCTTTTTCATCCCGAGATCCCCGTGAAGTTCGCCGCGACAGCGTCGACTAGCTTGCCGTCGACGAAGTGGTAGTTGACCGGCTCGGTGCTCTCGACCACGCGGTAGTCGCGCACCAGGGTCCAGCGCCACGAGAGATCCTTGGCGTAGGCGTAGGCCTGCTCCTTGTCGGGCAGGCGGATCTGGTTGCCCACCCACTTGCCGCTGTTGTCGGCGATCACCTCGGCACACCAGCTCATGCTGCTCTCCTCAACGGCGCGCCGCTGTAGCCGCGGCTGCGCAGGTTGTTGCCTTGCACCAGGATCAGCTGGCCGCGATCGCTGCCATCGTCGAGCCAGCACAGGTAGAGCCGGTGCGGTCCGTTCTTCTTGGCGGTCGGCTTGAGGCAGTGCACTTTGCCCTTGGCGAAGCGCCGGCCGACCATGCGTGGGGTTGTCGGGTTGGCCATCACGCGGTCTCCTTCGACCACGCGACGATGCGGGTCTCGATGATCCGCCAACGACCCTTGAGCTTGCGCGCCTCCTTCAGCGCCTCGGCCTTGGTCGGGAAACTCATGTAGGAGGTGGCGAAATCCTCGCCCGAGCGAGGATCCTTGAAGACTTGCTGGATCTCGAACATCGCCTACTCCTCCCGCGGGCTGTGGAAGGTCTCGACGTCGGACGGGACCATCGGCATGCCGTGGGCATGCTCGCCGCGGCTGCCGTCGAAGTGATCGGCATCAAAGTCGCCGTTGTCGTTGGACTGGGCGAAGTCGGCGGCGTCCTGGTAGCCGATGTGGCCGACCGAGATCGGCTTGTCGTTGAGGTAGGTGGTGACGATCAGGTCACCGTCGGGAGCGCGCGCCGCGCGCATCTCGTAGACACCTTTGCGACCGTTGACCGCGAGGTAGACCGTGCGGTCGCTGAAGGTCGTGGAAGTCCAGATCAGGGAAGTCATGGGAAGCTCCGTTGGTTGTCGTTTCGCCCCCCTGACTTAGGGTACCTGAACCGGGGGTTCAAGGACTTTTTTGGGCGAACGGCAAAATAGTTTGCTGCCCGGCCTCGGCCTGCTGGCGTGGCGTGCGGTGGGCCTCCAGGCGGCTCCTGATGATGTTCTCGACGTGGTCGATGCCCTCGGCGTAGCGGATCGCCGTGCCGCCCCGGCGCTCGACCAAGGCGAACTGCAGGCCCTCCAGGACGTCGTTGGCGGTGAGCGGCAGGCCGCGATCCTGGGCGGCCCGCATCTGAGTGACGAAGTGGTCCAGGCTCGACTGGCTCATCGACGGCCTCCTCGCAACATGTCAGGTGAAGTCATCACCATCTTAGCCAGCTCCTCGGTCGATTCGTAGGCCTGGAGGAACAGCTCGTCGACCGTGTCGGGCACCACCAGATCGAGGAAGCGCACCCTCCCGACAGCCTTCTGGCCGCGCCGGTAGAGCCGGCCCTCGCTCTGCCAGCGATGCTCGCGGTTGAAGGAGTTGGAGTAGTAGACCGCGAGGCTGCAATTCTCCTGGAGCCCGTCGACACCGGTACCGCCGGCCGCCGGGTTGCCGACCATGTACTCGATCTCGCCGTCCCTGAACTGGCCCTTGCCCTCGTCGCGCACCGCCGCCTTGACCACGCCATCGTAGCGCGCGTGGCGCCACCGCCTGGGCGAGCCCTCCTTGATCGCCGCGGCGTCCTGGATCTCCAGCATGCCGCAGATGTCGTCGATGTCGTTGGTGAAGCGCGCCCAGGTGAGCACCTGCTCGTCGGTGTCGTCGAGCACTTGACGCAGCACGTTGAGACGGCGGCTCTCGATCCGCCGGCCGACCGCCTTCTCCAGGCCCTCCTCGTCGACCGCCGTCTCGTAGACCCAGCCGCACAGCACCTGCTGCAGGCGCAGCAGCTCGACCAGGGTGTTCTGCGGCGTCGAGATGCGCTGCGCGATCAGGTCGGCATAGAGCCGCTCGGCCAGCGCGTTGTAGATGCTCTCCTGCTCGGCCGTCATCGAGACCTCGCGACGCAGCCGGATCGGCTCGCCGAGGCCGAGCACCTCGGCGCCGATCATGAAGGTGACCGGCGCCATCTTGCGGAACAGCTCCTCCTGGTTCTTGTAGCCGATCACCCGCACCGCCCCGAGCGCGGCACCGCGATAGGCCGGGATGGTGACGCAGTAGCGATTGCGGAACGCCGTCCAGGAGGAGAGGCCGATGATACCCGGGTTGAGGAAGTCGTACTGCGAGTAGAAATCCTCCAGGCCCTTGGTCACCGGCGTGCCGGTCAGGATCATCCGGCAGGCCGCGAGAGGCCCCAGGTACTTCACGATCACCCGGGTGCGCATCGCGCGGCCGTTCTTGATGCGCGTCGACTCGTCCATCACCAGGAGCCAGCGGCCGGTCTGCATCAGCGCACGCGCCGCCTTCATCGCCTTGCCCGCGCTGGCGCTGAACGCCTCGACGTTGAAGGTCATCACCCTGAGTCGTTTTAGACTCTCATTGGGGTTGAGCGGGAACGCCTTGGCGACCTTCTTGGTCGGCTTCCAGATGTGCGTGATGACGGGCACGCTGTCGGTCATGTGCTGGGGGATCGCCTCCTGGATCCACTGGCGGTGTACCCCGTTGGGGGCGATCACGATCACACCCTGGATCTCGCCGCGCATGAACTTGTCGGCCGCGATGTCGAGCGCCATCTTGGTTTTGCCGGTGCCCAGCGCGGCCGGCGCCAGCGCAATCTCGCGCAGCATGCGGGCATGCGTGAAGACCTGGAGCTGGAAGTCGTCGGGCTTCAGCTTGAACGGCCAGTTGAGCTCGTACTCTCCAGGCGCGCTGTCGCGGATCTTCGACAGGAAGCGATAGGCCTTGGCCTCGAACAATCTGTTATGGGGATCGCGCCACGTTGCGTCGGGCAGCTGCTGCTCCAGGTACAACAGGTTGGCGCTGCAGCTCCTGCAGTAGTCGACCGGCCGGCGCCCATCGGTCACCGCGAACGGCGGCTCGGGCGCGTTGCGGATCAGGTCGTTGATCTGCACGGCATCGCCGTCGCGCAGCTGGGTCCAGGCGGGACCGACATTGACCGACAGGCTCATAGCGCACCTTGCTTGCGTTGATCGTCGAAGAACTCTTTGAGCACGTCGGCGACGACCTTGCGGTACTTGGGGTCGTTCAGGATCTTGATCGTCGCCCTGGCGCGGCCGCGCATGTCCTGCAGCATCGTCGGCGTGATCACCGGCGGTGGCGGCTTGTCATCCGACATCTCGATCAGGTTGGTGAAGAACGCCACGCCGGCGCGGATCGTCTCGTTGATGCAGGCCTCGGCATCGATGTCGTACTGCACCCACACATTGTGGACCTCGCGGCCGTAGCTCATCGCCCACAGCCCGACCAGGGCCGGCTTGAAGATCGTGTCGGACTTCTGCATGCGGCCAGTCGCCTCCAGCAGCCGGAAACCGGCGTGCAGGAACTCCATGCGCTCGTCGAGGTTCATCTCGTTGTACGACTTCATCAGTGCACCGTTCCGGCTTTGGCGCGCATCAGGATCTCGCGGTTGCGCACCCGGTCGAGGAACCGTAGCAGGCGCATCGCGCCCTCTGGGCAGTCGATCACCGCGAGATCCTCGGCCATCTCCTCGATGGCCTCCTGGCCCTCGACCGGGTTCTCGGGCGGGTACTTGGCCAGCATGTGCGCCATGAACTCCTGGCGCAGCGTCAGCTCGTGGCGGCAGCGCTCGGCCACCACCGCGGTGCCGTAGGTCACCAGCACGTTGAGCATGCGGTCGAAGCCGACCCGCTTCACGAACAGCCGGACCGCCATCAGCGTCACTGCCTCGATGGCCGTGAGGTATTGGTAGCGCAGCAGCACCTCGCGATAGAGATGGGCGAGCGCGCGCTCGTTGACCTCGACCGGCGGCGCACCGTGTGTGCTCTGGCGCCTGGGACGACGGGCCGCCATCAGCGCGGCCTCCCGATCAGCACGAGGCGGGCGAGGCTGATCTCCTTCTTGCGTGCGGTCTCGTGGACCGCCGCCTGGATCGACGCCTCGTGCTCGGCCAGGAGCTCCTCCAGGTAGTTGTCGAAGTTGCCGAAGATGTCGTGGATCGATCGGCGGTGCATGTCGGCACGATCGGCAACGTCCTGCAGCGAGAAGCGGAAGTCGCCCTTCTCGACCATGCGCAGGCCGGCCAGCAGCAGCTTGCGCCTGGAGATGTCACGCCGCGCATTGCGGCCGTCGGGGGCGATCTCGTTGCTCATGCTGCTGCTTTCCTCTTCATTCGATAGCCGGCGCGATGCGAGGCGTAGCCGAAGCGCGACGCGCAGAGCTGGCCGCAGAACGTGCCCCAGAAGCCCCAGTCGTCAGGCTCGGGGAAGTGCACGACCTCGATGCGCCAGACCTCGCGGACATCCGGCGTATCCAACTTCGAGCCATACGATCGCGCGATGCGCACGACGCGGCGGTTGGTCGAGTAGGCGGCGAGCTGCTCCTCGGGCGTGCGGCCCTGGGCGTCCATGGTGCCGCGATAGAACGTCTTGCGGCAGCTGGTGTTGGGCTGCAGCGGCTTGTTGCAGTAGGCGCAATGCACCCGCTCCTGGGCGGTGATCGGCTCGACGGTGATCGGCATGGCTCAGCCCTCCGCATCGGTGACGACGACCCAGCCGAAGCTGCGCCAGCGTTCGAAGGTTGGCAGCCAGCCGCGCTGCAGCTGCTCGGAGACCAGCTCGATCTCGCGCACGCCGCGCTCGCCGTCATCGAGCCAGCTTGCGGCGACACTGTCGCGCGGATAGCAGCGATCGTGGCGCAGCATGTCGAACGGGAAGCGGCCCTTGCCGACCACGCTGAACTTGAAGTGCCAGCGCTTGTCGGGATCGTCGTGCCGCTCGACGATGTACTCGGGAGCGCCGGGCTCGGGGCGGCAGTGCAGATGCTTGATGCGGGTGTAGCTTGACATGGGAAGTCTCCGTTCAAAGGTGAGAGGAAGGGGTGGGGCTAGAAGCCCCACTTGTCCCAGCAGATCGGGCCGATGCCGCGAGCGATGCTCGTCGGGTCGGTGAGGGTGAGGCCGCAGCAGGCGCAGCTGCCGGTCTCGATGCCGACCGTCTTGGTCCAGGCCTTGGGATCGGCTTCGATCAGGGCCAGGGCGGCGGCCAGCTCGGCGTTGCCACCGAAGTCGCCGACCGGGCGATAGACGCCGGCGAGGTCGATCTTGCCGGCGTAGTTGCCGTCCCACTTCACATAGACTGCGCCGGGGTTGCGGCTGCCGTCCTTGGCCATCGACAGGGCGATCCGGCCGGCGCCGAAGCCGGGGGCCTTCAGGCCCTTGCCCTTGGCCGCCTGGAGGAAGGCGCGGATCTGGGGGTAGGACACTGCCGGGCTGGCCGACACCGTCTGCTGGGCCGCTGTGGCCTTCCTGGAGGCCCGCTCGGCGTCGCTCGCCATGCAGCGGTCGATCGCCGCCTCTTGGCCGGCAGTCAGGTTGCTGTACTTGCGGACCGCCTCGTGCATCGCGGCAGCGAAGCCGAAGGTGTCGCCCTTGGCCAGGATCCAGGCGACGCGAGCAGCCTCGACCTGACCCTTCTCGGCGTAGTGGGTCATGTTGGTGTCGCCCTGGACGACCTTGCGGTTGGCGGCCTTCTCCCGGTTGGCAGCGCGCACCGGCGCTGAGTTCTTGAAGCTCTTCGAACCGACGCCCTTGCAGGCGAAGCACGGGCCGAGCAGGCGGCCAGAGTAGCTGACGAAGCGGCCGGTGCCGCGGCACTTGGGGCAGCTCTCGACGATCTCGGGGACGGTCGCGCGGATGCGGACGAAGGTCTCGTCCTGGGGCAGCGCGCGGGGGGTCGTGGGGGCGGCGCCACCGATCAGGTCGCTGAGGTCGTCGCCGCTGTTGAAGTCGATGGACATTGGGAAGCTCCGTAGGGTTTGTCGTTTGGCCCCTCTCAAATAGGGTACCTGAACACGGTGTTCAAGGACTATTTCGAGGCGGTCTGGATTTATTTTGGGGGGACCGCTTGACTTATCCCCTGTCCCGGGACCACGTTGCCCCTGTCCCACGAAGGGATAATTTCACATGAGGTTCAAATGGCCAAGAAGAAGGCGATGAAGCGGGCTCACCCGAGGCACTGCTTCGAGAGCGAGATGGACATGCACGACGGCGAGCCGCCCAAGGTGCTGAAGTATTGGACGAAGGTGAAGCCGGCCCGGCTGCCGGTCGACATCGCGCTGACCAAGGCCGACGTGATGAAGTCCCTGGACGTCGGCGGCTGCGGCAACACCACGTGCTGCGCGATGGCCCAGAGCGTCAAGCGGCAGAAGAACGTCTTCCCGCATCCCTACGCGGGCTTCGTCGACTGGCTCTACAAGACCGCCTACGTGGTCAGCCGGGTCGACAAGAACGGCATCCCGATCGAGTGCGTCAAGTACGAGCACCGGGACGACATCGCGCCGCTGTTCGACAAGCGCAACGAGCGCGAGCTGATCAAGCGGATCGACGAGGCCGGCGGCAAGATCGTCGTGCATCTCCAGCCGGCTCGTCACCGGGTTGGCGAGAGCAACCGCGGCGGCAACGTGAAGGCCCGCGGCCTGCGCACCCGGGCGCCTGGGGGCCAGGGTGCCAATAAAAGGATCGCCACCATGATGGCCGGCCGCGGCGTCACCCTGAAGCGGCTGGTCGATGCCGGCGCCCAGGTGGTCGAAAGCTAGTCGGCCGAGACCTCCCCCCAGTGAGCGCCGAGCTTGACCTCGGCGACCACCGGGAGGAGCAGCGGGACCGCTGCCTCCATCACCGCCTTGACCCTGGCGATGTAGGCAGCGGCGCCCCGCGGAACAGAGAGGTCACCCTCGTCATGAACGATCAGCGGCACCACGATCCCCTCGCGGCGCAGCAGCACCAGCGCCTGCTTCATCTGGTCGGCGGCCGACCCCTGGATCACGCTGTTCAGCGCCTTGTGGGTGCGGGAATACTCGCCGCGGCCGAACGATTTGAAACGCGAGCGACGCCCACCGATGGTCGTGACATAGCCCTGCTCCTCGGCACGATCCTTGGCGATCTTCTGTAGGCTCTTCATGAACGGCACCGCCCTCGCGTGCCTGTCGAGCAACGCCTGGGCCTCGGGCCCGGCACCGACATAGCTGATCGTCTGGCCGTTCTTCTCGAAGCTGCGATGCTCGGTCGCCAGCCCGAGCTGGCCGGCGATGTTGGCGCCACCCGCGCCATACGCCAGCGCGAGGTTGATCACCTTGGCGCGCTGCCTCAGCACCTTGCGCTGCGCCTTGTCGAGCGCCTCCCAGGTCGCGCGGGTGTGGCCGAACATCAGCAGCGCAGTCTCCAGGTGAAGGTCGGTCATCGGGTCGAGGTGGAAGCGCTTGACCATCGCGGCGGCGCCCTTGAGCTTGAGCAGCGCGGCATAGTGGATCGTGAGCCTGGGCTCCTGCGATGCGTAGTCGAGCTTGGCCCAGTCGCAGCCCTCATCGGGCACGAAGCACGAGCGGATCGGGATGCCGATCTCGGGGATCCTGATCGGGATGTTCTGCAGGTTTGGGTTGGAAGAACTGTAGCGGCCGGTCGAGGCGCCGCCCGAGCCGATCTCGTCGACCCGGCGCAGCGGCGTGAAGTCGGCGTGGATGCGGCCCTTGTACTGATGCTCCTGGAGACCGCTCAGCGTCGTGCCGATAGCCTTTTCGTATTTCCGCATCCACTGTAGCGCGACCACAATGGGAGAGCTCGGCAGATCGTCGAGCACCTCGGCCCGGATCGACTCGCGACCCTGGGCGGTGCGTGGCAGTGCGAGCTTGGGGTCGCCGACCTTGAGTGCCTTGATGATGGAGTCGGTGTCATGCGGGCGAACATGAACCTGTGTAATCTCGTGTACGAGAGCGATGTATTCGTCGCGTCGTCTGACGAAGTCCTGGCGCACGCGCTCGATCTGGTCGAGGTCAACCCTTACGCCCATTGCCTTCATGTCGACGGCACCGAGGGCACATTCTCGCTCAAGATCGTAGATCTGATCGAGGCCCTGGTCGGTGATCTGCGCACCGAGGTGTCGAAACAGCCGCACGGTCAGCCGCACGTCCTGCAACGCATAAGCCTCCGCGAGCCACGCCGGTACGAGATCCATGTGGGACATCGGATCGCGGAGACCACCATACAGGCAGGCTTTCTTGAACGGATCATCCGCCTTGCCCTCGCCGAGATATTCGAGCCCGAGCGCATCAAGCGAATAGTCAAGCTTGTGCTCATCGAGCAGCGCCGCCTGGATCTGCACGTCGTGCGGCAGCCGCCGCGGTACGACATCGTCGCGTTGCAGCCAGCCCAGGTCGTAGGGACCGTTGCAATAAATCGCCTCGACGTCGGGCTTTTCGAGCTGATGCTTGAGCCACTTCATCGTGCGTTCCGCGTCCACGTTTCCCTGGGCGTGACGCAGTGGCAGGTAGAACGCGCTGTCGAGGGTGGCGACAGCCGCGCCGCAGATGAAACCCCCGTCGCGCCGGTACCAGGAAGTGCCGCGCCCCTCAGCAAGGCCTACATCCTTGGTCTCAAGATCAACGGCGACCAGCCCGTGCAGCTCGGGCAGATCCTGATGCGGTTGCCAGTCGGCGGGCCGGGTGAAGTCAGGACGTGTGAGCTGTCGTTTTTTCCTGGGTAGCCGCAGCTCCGGGTGATCGACCATCGCCAACGAGTCGAACAGCCCGGGCTGCATCATCACCACATCCTCTTCAGCAACGGGTTCTTACGGCGCCGCGCGCGCCTCATCTTGAGCCTGGGCGGATTGTACAATGAGGTACCTTCCAGTGCAGGCCGCGGCCAGCGCCTTGCTAGAAAGGAATCTTGTCCGTCGCCTGCTTGGTCGCCCCCTGGGCGCCGCCGTAGTCGGCCTCGCTGGCCGGCGGCGGCGGCTCCTCCCTGGGCGGACCAGCACCCACCTCGGTTTTATTTCCCGAGCTGGCTGCTTGCCTTTCGGCGAACGCCTCATCGTCCTGGGTGCCGACGATCCGGGTCTGGCTCTTGTCGATCGCCTCTTCGAGCTCCTTGGCGCGATTGTAGTAGTGCTTGCCGTTGGGCACCGTCAGCGTCAGCGGGCCCATGTCGAACTTCCAGGTCATCCACGTATTTTTCTCGTTCGAGTCGGGCACGGTGCGGATCTTGAAGGTCCGCGCGTAGGGCGGCGCGATGAACGGACCGTCGGGGCCCATCAGCTCCAGGCCTCCCAGGAGAGCGTTGAGCCGGCGCGCTTCCTTCCAGCTCGTGCTGCCCAGGTACATCAGGCAGGGCAGCGTCGACAGGTCAGGCCGCAGCAGCATCGCGTAGTAGGTGCCGACCTCGCGGATCTCGTTGCCGTCCTTGGTCACCCGCACGCCGACGTCGCCGCCGATCGCGCGATCGTAGCCGGTGCGATCCTGGCCCCACAGCTTCACCGTGCGACCCATCTTGGGCAGCGATTCGATGTAGTTGGTCTGGAAGCGAACGATCACGACGGTGACCGGCGGGTCGTAGAGCTGGTTGGTCAGCGTGTCGAGCAGCTGGCCCTCCTTCGCCTCCTTGATGTACTCCGGGCTCGACGCCTTCATCACGCCGCCGGCGGTGTTGCAGATCTTCAGCACCGGCACCATCAGCTCGCGGATCGTGAAGCTCTGCTTGCCGGCATCACCGGCCATCATCTTCAGCTGATCCTCGCTCAGCGCCACCCCACCGTTGCTCGTCGTCGTGACGTTGCCGGCCTTCTCCTCGGCCAGCTTGTCGGCCAGCTTGTCGGCCATGTCGGCCGCTTCCTGCTCTTTCGTCTTGGTCTCGGTGGTCGCCTTTGCCATGCAATTCTCCTGGTATCTAGTTGGACGCTGATTGGATACCGCTCACCGCAACGCGGGCTCGCGGGTGATCGTGACGTGGTCGCCGACCGTGGCGCCGATCTCGTCGAGCGGCACCACGTCGCCGCGCTTGACCCGCTCCAGGACGATGCTTTGCAGCGTCGTCCAGTGGATATCTTCCGCGAGGTCGACCTTGGCGCTGCCGTCCTTGGCCAGCGCCTCGTAGGCCTTGCGCGCGATCTCGATCTCGCCACGGCTCCACTCGGCGGTCAGCTTGGCCTTGATCGCATCGTTCTCGCCAACCTGCTCCAACCACGCCAACGTGGCCAGCCGCTTGGGCCCTTCCTTGGCCAGCCGGATGTAGGCGAACAGGCTCTTGGTCGCGATGACGCCGGTGTCGGCCAGGGTGAAGCTCGACGTCTTGGCGGCCAGGAACAGCGGCGGCAGGTCGATCTCCTCCAGGTGCTTTCGCTCGGCCTTGGCCAGTTCGAGCTCGGCCTCAAGACGCTTGATCCGGCGGCGGCAATCGACGAGAGCCTGGACGACATCAGCCAGCATTGGGGGCTCCTGGGGTGAGAGGAAACGGGAAAATAGCACGCCGCCTGGGCACCGCAAGGGCTAAGAGGTTCCCGCTAAAATAGTCCTTGAACATCGTGATCAGGCATCCTATCTCTGTCGGGTCGCAACAACAGCCAATACGGAGACTTCCCATGGCAACCGCAGTAAAGACTAAGCCCGCCCCCGTCACCCTGACCGCCGAACAGATCGTCGAGCTGGTTGACAAGATCGGGTTGCTCAAGGCCCAGCTCGCCCCTCTCGAAGAGGTGCTCAAGGCCGACCTCAACAAGCTGAAGGGCCTCGGCCCCGAGCGCTACCAGGGCCAGCTCTACGAAGTGAACGTGTTCACTCAGGAGCAGAACCGCCTCGACATGGAGGCGGTCCGCGCCAAGCTCTCGCCGCAGTTCATCGCTGCCCACACCACGACCACCGAAGTGACGGTCGCCAAGGTGTCGGCCCGCAAGATGGCGGCTTAGATGCAGGCCTCGAAGATCCAGATCGGGACGGTCTACGCGATCTACCGTCCCGACGTGACCAAGAACGACGAGGGTCGTGAGCTGGTCCGCCTGCGGGTCACCGCGGTGACGACGACACGCCATCGCAACACCGGCTCGCCGCACGACTACAAGTCGATGGTCGAGGGGGTGATCATCGAAGATCATCCCGATCGGCCGCAGTGGGCTGAGAACGCCGAGCACGGCGTCAAGAACGTCACCTACGTGACGCCCGACGCTCTGCTCGGGCCCTACCAGGAGCATCTCGTCCTGGTCGAGCGCAAGCAGCGCGAGACCACCGAGAAGATCCGGCGGGAGACCGAAGAGAAGGAGACCGTCAGCGACTTGCGCCGGGTGCTCTACGCCCTGGTCGGCGAGCCGATGCCGAACGACGAAAACGACTACAAGCAGATGTTCCGCAACAGCCACGGCGGGTCCATCAGCGTCAGCAAAGAAGGGGCTCGCCAGCTGCTGGCGAGCCTCAAGGCGAAGCAGTAACATCCAACCAACGGAGACTTCCTGATGTTCAATTCCATGACCGACGACATGCTGCGCGAGGCGGCACCGTCAATCTTCGCGACCGTCGCGGCGCCCAGCGTCAGCGAGCGCTACGCCTACCTGCCGAGCTACCGCGTGGTGCGTGAGCTGCGCAGCCTGGGCTTCGAGGCCGTGTCGGCGCGCGAGGGCAAGAAGCGGCAACCCGACGGCCGGCAGTACGCCATGCACGAGGTCCGCTTCCGCCGGATCAGCGACTACGCCCAGGCGCCCGAGCTCGGTGAGCTCTCGCCCGAGCTGCTGTTCCTCAACAGTCACGATCGCACCAGCGGCCTGTCGTTCGACAGCGGTCTGCATCGCGCGGTCTGCACCAACGGCATGCGGGTGTTCGACAGCCAGCTCGTCGACATGTCGTTCAAGGTGCGGCACACCGGCAAGGACCGTGTCGAGCAGCTCCATACCGGCATGCAGATGCTGATGAAGAACCTCAACCGCACGATCGAGATCGCCCAGGACTGGTCGAAGATCAAGCTCAACGGGCTCCAGGCGACCCGCTTCGCCAGCGCCGCGTTGATGGCGCGGGGCACCGCGCTTGACGTCCATCCTGACGCGCTGCTGATCGCCCGCCGCGAGGGCGACTATGAACTCAACCTGTGGAACACCTTCAACCGGGTCCAGGAGAACATCACGAAGGGTGGCGCGTCGGGTCGCACGTCGACTGGCAAGCGTGCTAGCCTGAAGCGCATCTCGACGTTGGCAGCCGACGTCGACTTCAATCGCAAGCTCTGGGCGGCAGCCAGTTCGCTGGCTGCCGAGGCGAGGCCGGCATCCGTACCGGTGCTCGCTTAACCTACGAGCGCCCAGGGGCGGCGGGGCCGGGAAGCCTCGCCGCCTTTAGGCCTTCCAGTACGGTGGGGTCACCGCGATCAGGAAGGTGTAGTCCTTGAAGAACAGCACCTCGTCGCGATAGCCGAAGCAGACGTAGTAGCTGATGCCGCGGCGCATGCACTCCAGGCCGAACTCGGCCTGCTTGGGCCGCAGCGCGTCTTTCGACGGCTTGCCGATCTTGCGCTCCAGCCAGTGCGTCTCGGCGTTCCACAGGCCGAAGCTGTCGGGCACCCCCTCGGGTGTCGAGGCTTCCAGGCGCCGCCACCAGCCGCGCAGCCGCGGCAGCTGGTACTCCCACAACAGCGTCTCGTTTGCCCAGGTCACGTCTTGCGATATTTGGGCAGCGCCGGCGGGTGGGCGAGAGAGTCGGTGCCGATGTTCCACATCACGTTGCCGGCATGCATCAGCGCGTCGGGGCCCTTGATCGGCTTGACCTTGCGGCGGTCCTGCTCAGCGGCCGGCAGGTTGCCCTCGACCACCCTGGCCAGCATGTCGAACAGCACCCGGAAAACCGATCCCGAGCGGACCGACACCAGCTCGCCTGGGGCGATCGGCTTGTGCCCAGGCAGGTAGGCCTCCTTGGAGACCCGCTCTGCGAAAGCATCGATCTCCGGGCCCTGGGGAGCCCGCTGGCGCAGTTCTCGCCGAGCCCTGGTCAGCTGGGCACGGTAGCGCTCCAGCTCGTCCAGGGCCGTCTTGTAGCCCCGCCAACGCTGCAGCGGCAGGGCGACCCCGACCAGCAGCAGTCCGCGCTTGGGCTCGTAGAAGCCGGCGGCGATCCAGGCCTTGCGCCGGACGGTGTGGCTGTTCAGCACGATCGTCGCGGCGCCCGAGCTCTCGTCGGCGCAGACGATCAGGTGGCGGCCCTGGCGCTCGCGCTTGGCGATCGCCGCCTTCTTGGACATACCGTCGACGTCGCTGTGGGCGCGACCCTGGACGGCCATCACCGGCTTATGACCGAGCGTCTTGCGGATCACCGCCATGAACTCGTTGGTGTCGATCAGTCCGGGCGAATGCTTCTTGGCGAGAGGCTGGGCGCCTGGAGCACGTTCGAACAGTTCAGAGGGACTTAGTGTGTTCATCGCTCTACACTAAGGTAGGATTCTGAATGGGGGAACCCCCAAGGAGGTTTGTTTGAAGATCGACACCCGGTTCATCATGCGCCATCCCAACGGCGTCGCGCTGATGTCGTCGCCCGACGAGAAGGACAAGGACGGCAAGGTCACCGTCAAGGGCGAGCCGATGACGGTGGGCGACATCCTGGTGCACGTCGCACTGCAGCCCGGCCAGCCGAACAAGCCGTACACCTCGCGCGAGCAGGTGATGCGCTACACCCTGGCGCTCAACGCGACCAAGGCCAAGGAGAACGCCGAGAACGGCGAGCTCTACATCAGCCGCAAGATGATCAAGGTGATCGAGGACGACCTCAACCGGATCTACACGCCGGTCGCCGCCGGCCAGCTCCTGGTGCTGATGGGTTATCAGCCCGAGGACGACGAGGAGGGCGACGAGCTCGACCCCGAGGAGATCAAGGCGCGCGCTTTGGCGGGAGCCAAGAAATAGGCAGTGTGCCCCAGGCGGGAGCTCGCCTGGGGCCGCCGGTCAACCTAAGCCGTGCAGGTTGCCTGTGAGTGCCAGGATCAGCAACACGACCAACACGAGGCCGAGCACACCGCCGAGCCCAGGGTAACCCCAGTTCGCGTGTCCGAACCAGCCGCCACCGAGCAGCACGATCACCAGGATGATGATTAAGAGGGTCATCCGGGCGGGAACACTTTCCATCCGAGCAGGGCCAGCAGCACCAGCACGACGCCGACGCCGGGGAACCAGGGTTGGATGCGATAGTAGTAGCCGCCGCCGAGCGCGGCCAAGACCAATATCACCCAGAACAAGATCATGAGCAGCATGGCAGCCTCCTATTTGTCTCTCCTGGTGAAGCCCGCCGTGAACGCCAGGGCGGCAGCAAGAGCGGCAGTCAGTAGCTCGCCCAGCCGGTTCATCACCGGCTCACACGAGATCTTCCCTTCGACGATGGCCGTCGTCCAGTAGACGCAGACCGCGGCGCTGGCCAGGGCGACAACGCATTGCACGCCCAGGATGGTTGCGATCAGCCAGAAGCTGGCGCGCAGCGGATCGAAGGGCGGACGGTCCATCGCTCATGGCGGGAATGGCGGCACATGCGGCGTGAGGGTGCCACGCCGCCCGACAAACGGATTGAGGTCAATACTGTCCGCGAGTTGCAGCAGGCGAAGATGGGCGAGGCTTACTTGCACTTGAATGAAAGCATCGAACTCTGGATGCCCGTCCCACTCAAGGGTGCGCGTCAGTTCGATCACGCGCGTCCCGATGTTCACCCGAAACCGAACGTCGATTTCGCCCAGCCGTGCCGCCATCACCCTGTATCGAACCTCGGCCATAGTTTCTCCTACGAGAGCCTGAACGCGCTAAGTCTCGACCCGTCACCATTCCAGTGTACCCCGGTAGCCCCATTAGGATGCCCGGCGGCGGTAAAAACAGTCGCTCCTGTAAGAGCGCCTAGCCAATGAACGGGAACGGTGGTGTTTGCTCCGCTTACGTCATAAGCCGTTGTACTCTGAACAGGGGAACCGTTGGCAAGAATGGCGACGTTAAGCCATGCGCCTGTGCCGCCGTAATAACTGAAAGTGAGTTCTGCAAACCACACCTGACCAGCAGCACCAACAGACGGCAACGTCATCGTTGTAATGTATGCTGAACCACTCAGAGAAATATCACCACCCGGCGCTACAGTGGCAGAGTTACCAGTGAGTGCTAGTCCATTGACGATCCAAATCCCGCCAGCGGTGAATTGATAGACGACACCATTTGGCGCGGCGAAGGTCTGACCCGTGGTTGGCGAGGCGGGGAAGTCGATGGCAGCCATTACATATATTCCTCGACCGAGAGAAACATGCCATTGGTTCCGCCAAACAGAGCCGCGCCATTATAGCCGTTCAAAAACATCCCGATTGAGGTGTTCGTACCAAGCCGCGTGCTGAGATTAACTACTGTCCCCGCCGTCGACCCATGCACATATTCAAAATCCATTTCCAGGGTTCCCGACCAGTTGCTTGCCTGCTGAACGGAATAGCAAGTCCTGATCGCGTTCACGTTGCTGTCCCTGAACAGCGCCATTATGGCAACCATCGCACCGCTCGAAGAAATCTCAGCGTGATACTTGATGCGGAGCTTGGAGCCAGTAACCTTGACCGTGTAGGCGAGTGAAATGTGAGCGACACCCTCGCTGATCTGAGGAATCGTGTTGTCTGCCGGGATTGTGCCGGTCAGGATGCCGAAGCCGGTATTGTCGGCCACCATGCGACCGAGAATGCCTCCGACCGCTGTAGGCGCAACGGCAGGCACCCACTGAGTCGTCGAGCCATCGTTGTATCGAATATAAAGCTGGCCGCCGCCCGCGCTGCCGTCGCTGTTCCACCACAGTTGATTGTCGATGGGCGATGCAGGTGCAGTTATGCCAGTTGGAATACCGGCGTGCCATCCCGTCGAATTAAGCTCGGCCCAGCGAACACCACCGGGGCCGTAGAATGTATGAAACCCCCCCGCCATCTCGGCGGTGTAGGCCATGCGATCATTGAGAAACCCGAGATAACCAATGCGAGTATTGTCGGCTTTGTGGAACGCAACATAACCTGCGTTCGATGCCCCGCCCTCGTTGATGTGAATATAACCCTCGGTGCCTCCTGTCCCCACATCTAGGCTGGTACTGAGCGCCAACGTCGTGCCGATCAGCGCGCCGGTCAGCGTACCGCCCGCGAGCGGCAGATAAAGCGCCGACACATTGCCCGGCGTCATATAATCGGTGCCGGCAACCGCCGCGCTGACCGCAGTGCCGTTGCCTTTCAGCAGACCAGTGATCGTCGTGCTGATCGTGATCGCAGGGGTCGTCGTAGGATTGGCGACAGTGCCATTGAAGCCGTTCGCATTGACGACCGAGACAGTGGTGACGCTGCCGGTGCCACTCGAACCAAGCGGACCAACCGTGGCGCCGTTGATCCTGGTGAACAGACCCGCGGTCGTCGTCCACAGATCGCCGTTGGCGAGACCGGTGGTCGGCGCAACACCATGCGGCAGGTTGAGAGGCGCCGCTGTCGTCAGCGATGCGATGCCGGTCAGCTTGCCGGTGAGCGTGCCGCCGGCGAGCGGCAAGTAGGTCGTCGCCGCGGTCGCCGTCGTCAGGTAGTTGCTGAGCGGCCCGCCGACCAGGGTCGGGTTGGGGTAGTTGCCCGCGAGCGCGCCACCCGCCGCGGCGGCGATGCCGAGCCAACGCGCGTCACCCTGGGCGGTGGTCGGGATCGAGGTGCCGGCGCCGACACCGATCAAGCGCGTCGCGAAGGTATCGAGCGCCGTCTGCTCGACGAGGCTGCTTGCCGAGAACGCGAGACCAGCCAGCGACGTCAGACCGGCATCGAGCGGCTGGTAAGCCGTCGAGGTGAAGGCGTTGGAGCCCAGCGTGCCGCCGGTGCCGATGTTGAGCGTCTGAGCTGCGGAGCGAGAGATCCAGGCGAGCGTCGGCCCTGGGTAGTTCCCTGCGAGATCGCCGCTCGCCGCGCCACTCGGAGGCAGCGTCGTCGGGTAAGCCGCCGCATTGATCGTCAGCGTGTTGGCGACGTCGTTGTAGACCGTGGTGATGTTGGTGCCGCCGACAATCAAGACGGCAACGCGGTCATCGACTTGCTCGTTGAACGTGCTGCTCTGAACATAGCGAGCATCGGCATCAGCTCGCGTCGGAATGTCAGTGGCATTCGCGACGCCGATCAGCCGCTTGGCGAAGACATCGACGCCGGTCTGCTCGACCAACCCAAGCGTCGCGTTGAGGCCAGCCAGCGCGGTCAGCGTCGCGTCGAGCGGCTGATAAGTCAGAGCTGCGGTCGCCGACTTCAAATAGCCTTGGCCCACGACGTAGGCCGTCGTCGCGATGCGTGTCGTGCTGTTGTCGACCGCTTGGGTAGTCGTGGTCGGGTTGCCAGTCAGATTGACGTCGGCCTTGATCGTCGGCCCAGGGTAGTTGCCGGTGAGATCGCCGCTCGCCGGACCATTCGGTGGCAGCGTCGTCGGGATCGACGAGATCAGCGCGTAGTTGCTGAGCGGGCCGCCGACCAGCGTCGGGTTGGGGTAGCTCCCGGTCAACGCGCCGCCCGCCGGACCACTCGGAGGCAGCGACGTCGGCGGCGCCGGATAGGTGATGGCGACGGCAGCCGCCGCCGTGAGCCGGCCCTGCTGATCGACAGTGAACTGCGCGACATGCGTGGCGTCGCCATAACCCCCAGCCGCCACGGCCGTGTTGCCGAGAGCGATAGTGCCCGCCACCGTGATCGGGTTGGGCGTTAGGACGATGCCCGTACCCTGCGTCAGCGAGGTGATCGCCACAGGCGGCGGCGGGTTCAGCCACTGCAAACCGGTCGGCGTCGCCGTCAGCAGCGTCCCAGGCACGCCCATGTCCAGGCGTGCCGGCGCCGTGCCGTTGTGGGTGATCAGATCGCCGAGCTCGTTCAGCAGGCCAGGGAACGTCGGGTTGTTGAAGACCGGATCGTTGAACACCGCGTCGTCGAACGTACCGCCGTGGATAGTCGGATCGAACAACTCGGGCTGGACGTTGAACACCAGGGCGCCGTGGCCGGTCGTCGGGTAGGGGCTGCCGAAGGCGTCGGCCAGCATCACCGGCACGCCGCCCTTGACCACCAGGGTCACGAACTGGCGCAGGCCGGTCGTGCTGCCAAAAGCGTCGGGCTGCGGTGCGCCTGGAGGGATGACGCTGCGGGCCACCGGAGGCCCGCCTGGGGGCATCGTGCTGCGGGCCACCGGTGCCCCAGCCGTCGGCACAGTCGTCCTGGCGAGCGGCGCCTGGGCTCCAGGCAGCTCGTTCTTGGCGATCGGCACCGCGAACGGCGGCAGAAGGCTGTCGGGCATCTAACTGAATCGTTTGTTGAAGTACGCCATCAGGTCAGCAGCTGTCGCAAAGCGCTTAAGCCACGGATTGCCCGAGCGCTCCGCTTCGCTGGTCACAGAAGCGAGCGGCGCGTTCCCCGCGCCCACGATCGTCGGGCCCTTGCCGTGCCCGAACATGTGCAGAGCATACAGCTCGCCGCCGGTCGGCTCACGCCCCAGGGCCTTGCGCAGGAGCTCGCGGCTGGTGTCGGTGTAGACCTTCATCAGCTTCTCCTGGTCGTCGGCGTTGGTCCTCCAGTTCGAGCTGATGTTGAGATGCGGGTTGGCCTTGATCAGTCCCTCGGCCGTGCTCGGCATGAACTGATAGCGACCGGCTGCGCCCGATGCGTTGACCGCAGCATCGTTGCCACCCGATTCGAGCGCGCGCGCCTTGGCCTCGTAGCTGCCGCCTGGGAGGGGCATGCCCTGGGGCACGCCGCCGGTCGTGCCGCTCGACGTCGATGCGGCGTCGTCGGAAGTAACCACCGGCGCCTTGTTCGACGCAGCCATCGCGAGCGCATCGCGGCGCAGCTTCTCGACCTCGGCCGTCTTCTCCTGGGCGCGCTTCTGTTCGAACGGCGCGTTCCACAGGCTGGCGATGCCGCCCATGATACCGCCGGCATCGCTGCCACCACCACCCGACGACGAGCTCTGGCTCTTGGCGATCGACGGCATGTCAACCTTGGGCGCGGTGGCAGTGATCGCCTTGCTGAGCGGGATCTTCTTGCCCGTGACGCCGACCGGCGTGAAGAAGCTGCGGCGCACGCGACTGACCGCCGGATTGATGCCGGCGCCTACGCCCGCGCTGAACGGGCTGAGCGGGCTCTCCTCGTCGTCGGCGCCCCAGATGTCGCTCATCTCGTGTACCTGGAAAACGCCGCCTTTCGCACAGTGCCCCCGGTCGCCTTGTGCTGGCGCTTCTTCTCATCCTCCTCCCGATTCTCGTGGCCGGTTGAATAGGCGCCGTAGCGCGCCAGGGGGAAGGCCTCCGAGAAGGCGTCGCCGTGCTCCCCCATCGTCCTGCCAACACGAGCAGCAACCCGCGGCGATCGCGCGTACATGTCAGCCATCGCCATCGGTATACCAAGAATGGCGCCCGCACCGGCGCCCGCCGCAGCGCCGCCCGGGCCGCCCAAAAGCATACCGGTAGCAGCGCCAAGGCCTGCACCACCGCCGCCACCGCCAGCGATCGCGCCGGTGATGCCGCGCGGCGCATCGACGTTGGTCGCCATGCCGAGCAACCACGGCTTGAGACGAACGCCGCCCTCCTTCTCCAGGAGATCGAACAGCCCCTGACGTGTGCCGTATTGTGTCGCCGCGTTGTTGCGCAGGATCGACTGCAGCTTCGACATCACGGTGTGTTGAGGCGCATCCTTACCGAGCGACAGCGCGCTCTTCATCTCATCGAGGTCAGTCATCGCCGCCTGATACTGACCCATCGACTCGTGGTATTTGGTGCCCGACGCATTGGCCAGGATGTTGTCTTTCACCGAATTGGAGAGAGCCGTCCTGACACGCAGCAGCTCGCGATCGCCGAGCGGCACCGAGATCTTGTTGAGGTTGCGCTTTAGCGCGTCCATCTCTTCGACCGTCCAGCCACCAGGACCGCGCTTGCGGAACTCGTCGATGATTTCCTGCATCTTGGTGAAAGATTTACGCTGCTCCTCGCTGAGCAGGCTCGACCCGCCACTGGTGTGCAGGCTCGCGCGCATGTCGTTCTCGGCCTGATCGATCACCGACATGTCGAGCTTGCCACCAGCGTTCAGCCACTCGTCCTTGTTGAGGCCGTAGCCGAGGTTGGCGCTGCTCCGCATATTGTCGATGCCCTGCTCGGCACGGTCGACGACCTGACGTGGCGTGACGTTGCCCTTGAAGGCGTCGTTGAAGTCTTTGGGGCCCTCCTCGCCGTACTTGTTCCAGGACTCACTGCCCGGCTTGTGGATGTCCTTGATGTCGGTGATGACCTCGGGCCCAACGCCCGAGCGCCAGCCCAGGGTCTTGGGGATCGCCTTCGACGCCACGCTCTCAAGGCCTGGGAGGCCGATCTCGGGGATGCCGCGCGCCGCCAGCGTGATCGGATCGAGACGCGCGCCGATGCCGGCAATCTTCGCCGTCGTCCCCGCACCTCGCACGCCCTGCGCCGCACCGCGCGCTGCCAAGCTCTCGCCGCCGGCGAAGATCGACGCGATGTCGAGCCACGTGCCGCCGGGATCCTTGAACATCGTGTTGCGCAATTTATCGAGGCTGCCGTAGCGCTCGATCAGAGCCTGGACGATCGGATCGCCTTCCGGCGCCGCTCCACCCATCACCTGTTTGACCTTGGCCTGCATCTCCTCGTTCATAAACGGCAGCGCGAAGCTCAGCCCAGGCGAGCCGAGGAACTTCGCCGATCGCTTCAGCCTCTTGTCGATGTCGCCCAGGGGGTCAGCGACCAGATCGTGTACCGCCTTGCTGCCACCCTCGACGATGTCCTGGCCCATCTGAGCAAGCGATTCCTTGATCTTGCGAGGGTCAACCATCGCCTTCCCCGCCTCGGCCCAGGAGGGGTCGTGCGGCGCCGACGTCGCATCGGGTGCCGTCACTGGCACCGCGGTGCTGCCGTAGTCGGGGTTCACCGGCTTGGCGGCATTCCACTGCTCGTCGACCGGCGCCACGGTGGTGGTGTTGGGTTGCTGCTGCGGCTGCCGCGGCCCGGTGGTGCCAGCCGTCGTGCCGCCTCCAGGCTGCACCGGTCGGGCAGTCTCCCACAGGTCGTTGAGGTCGGTCACTTCAGCACCTCGACCTTACCGTCGCGACGCACCATCCACTCGCCGTTTGGCCCCCGGCGAACTTCCGGCGAGCCCATGCGCTGCCACTTGAAGTAGATGTCGGACGACATCCGATCGGCGTTGGGCACCAGCTTGCCGCCCTGCTCGGTCACGTAGGAGCCGGTCGGCGACTTCATGTACTCTTCCCACTTGGTGTTCGCGCCTTCGAGCGTGCGATAGGTGCGGTAGTATTTGTCCATAAACGCGCGCTGCTCGGAGCTGCGGTTGTTGGCGTCGCGCATCACCTGGAGAGTGCGCAACGCAGCCTCCGGGTTGCTGGTCATCGTCGGCAGCGCTTCCTTGAACAGCCGACGCTCGAAGTCGGTGATCTGCCCCTGGCCCTTGGGTACGCTGGTAGTTTCGAGACGCGCCAGGATCTTCGCCAGACGATCCGCTTCCGGCGATATGTTCCAACCGCGACCCTTGATCTTGCCGATCAGATCGGGGTTCGCCTGGATGATCGCCTGGGCCTCGCGCAGGTCGTTGTCCATGGTCTTGTCAGTGCCGGCCTGCTCGTCCCACTTTGTGCTCTCCTTGCGGTAAGCCTCAGCCTCCTTCAGGCGCTGCTTGCTGCGATCCTTGGCGCCCATCGTGTCGTAGGTCGGCGGCATCGCCGGCAGGCCTTCCTTTTCGCCCTCTGCCTTCATGTCGGCCAGATTGGGGAACTGGTTGGACGCGACACCCATACCCGGCATCTGCGCCTGCAGCGCCTTGTTGACGTATTCGTCGTTGAGCTGCATGCCCGACGCGCCCGCCTGGAGAGTGATCTGCTGCTTGAGCAGATCGGAGTAGACCTTCTGCATCTCCTCCTGGGTGTAGTCGTTGTCCTTGTTCAGCTCCTGGAGCTGCTTGAAGGCCTCGGCCGAGGCCTTCTGCATCACCGCGGCGTGCGCCTTCTGGGTGTTGAGATCGAGCGTGCCGCTCTTGTTGCCCTGCTGCGCCTGGGCGCGCACTTGCGCGGTCTCGATGGCGCGGATCGTCGCGATATCGCCAAGCTGGATCGCCTTCAGATAGTCGAGCTTGGTCTTGAGCGGCATGTTGCGGATCTCGCCCGCCTTGGTGCCCAGCTCAGCGAGCGTCAGCTCGGTCTTGTCCTCGTCCTCGCGCTGCTTCTGGATCTGCGGCACCATCGCGCGCAGGCCGGCACCGACCTGGGTGCCGAAGTCTCCAGGCGTGCCCATCATGCCGGCGCCGAGCGCGATCATCGGCAGGTTCGAGCGGCCCTCGCGGCTCTTGCGGATGGTCTTCGCCGCGTCCTCCAGGAGGGTCGACATCTGGTCGGTGTTGAGCTGCTGCTTGGCCTCGATCTGCTGCCGCTCCTTCTCGCGCTCGTTGAACGCCGTCTGGTGGCGTTCGAGCATCGGCGCGTAGGCGCTCGGGTTGCCGTAGTCCTGCGGTGGTGCCTGGACCGTGACCGGAGCTGGCGAGGCATAGGGATCGGCGTAGGGATCGGGCTCAGCCATGATCAATCACCGAACGCGCTTTGCAGGACGTTGCCGAGGTTCCAGGCGTCACCGAAGGGAGCTGCGCCTGCCAGGGTGCGGCCCAACCTGCTCAGGCCACCGATGCCACTGGCAACACGATTGCCAGCACCGACACCGAAGGCATTGGCCAACGTGCGACCCGCCTCCGATCCCCCACGACCGCCGGCCGTGCGTGGATCACCGAAGGTGTTGTCGAGGAAGCGGTTCATGCCGCTGTAGGTCGGCAATGACGACTTGCCTTCGAGATCAGCGAAGTCGCGCCACATGTTGAGCGCGCTGCCAGGAACGCCGAGCAACGTGGTCGGGCTCAGCAGACCGCGCGCGAACTGCTTCGAAGTGTCGGCCCAATAGCCGGCCGGATCGGCGCGAGCTTCGCTCTCGTGTTCGCTGTTGCGCAGCGTGCTCTCCATCAAGCGCTGGCGCAGGTTGGCTCGACGCATCGCATCGCGCTGTGCGAACCAGTCGCTGGTGTCGCTCGGGCCGCCTTCGTCGTAGCGAGCTCGACCACCGAAGGCGTAGGTGCCACCACCGTCGCTGCCGGCATCGCCGCTGGTGCCTGCGGCCGCGCTGCCCTCCGACGCCGCATCGGCACCCGCACCTCCGACACCGCCCTGGCCGGTGCCAGCCGCTCCGGTCGCTGCACCGCCCAGAATATCCATCGGCAGCACCATCATGCTCGTGGGCGCCGGATCGACGCGCGGATCGCGCATGTCATCGAACGCCGTCGGCGCCACACGAGTGCCGCCACCGACCGGGATGAAGTTCGACGAGCCGCCCTCGGCATAGCCGACCGGCCCGCCGAAGGCGAAGCGCTTGAGCGCCGTCAGCTGGCGATCGTTGGCATCGTGCATCGCGCGCTCGTGCGCCCACACCGCGTTGCGGATCATCTCGCGATCATGCGCGTCGTCATCGACCTGCCCACCGCGCGCCCAGCCGAGGCCGCTCCAGTCCTCCTGCCACATCGAGGGATGATAGAGCTCGTAGTCCTTGGTCCGGCTCTGGACCGGGTAAACCCGGCCGCCAGACGCGAACGCGGTGGGTGGCGGCATCATACCGGGGGTCTGGCCGGGCGTGATCCCAGGCCCTCCCATGGCCTGCAGGCGGGCCATGATCGCCGGCTGCCGGCGCTGGGCGCGCGCTCGTACCGCGCGGGTGACCGGCACCTGACCACCTGGACCGAACGCGAGGTGGCCTCCCGTTGCCGCATGGATGTGACCACCCTCGGCCGCGGTCTGCTTGCCCAGCCACGTGCCGACGTCGCCGGCCACCGTGGTGTCCTTGCCGGTCGACAGACCGCCGATCGCCGTCGCCGCTCCCAGGATGTTGCCGGCCACCGAGCCGCTCGGCTGGGTGGTCTGCTGCTGGGTGCTCGTCGTGCTGTTGGTCGTGGTCGGCAGCTGCCAACCCTGGGCCAAGCTCTGCGCCTGCTGGGCGCGCTGGAAGTCCCAGTTGTAGGCCTCGCGGTTCTGCTGGTAGTCGAAGTCCTTCGCCTGCTGGCCGAACGCCTGCTGCGTGGCGCCGCTGGTGCCGAGCATCGAGGCGTCCTTGTAGGCCGCCGCCGAAGTGTCCTGGCCCATCTTCGACTGGGCTTGCCCCGCTTCGATGTTCGAACGCGCGCCGGTGGCCGCCGCGTTGGTCTGAGCGGTTCCCAGGTTGGTCTGCGCTTGGACGTCCTGCACGCCCAGGCCGCCGGCGGTCTGGCCGAGCTGGCCCATGCGCTGCTGCTCGTTGCCGAACGCCGTCTGGCCCTGGTTGTAGCCCTGCTGGTTGACCGTCGCGAGCGACTGCGTCAGGCCGCGGCCGAAGTCGGCCGAGAGCTTGCCCGCGACGTCGCCCATGCGCTCGCGACCGAACTGCGCGGCGCCGCCACCGGTGAACGCACCGGTGAGACCTTCGAGAGCACCACCGGGCCCGCGGAACGCCTCGTTCGCCTGCTGCGCCGTCGCGTCGGTGACGTTCTTGGTGTAGGGGTTCATCCAGGCGCTGGCGGTGCCTGGATCGGTCCAGCTGCCGCTCGCCTTGTTGAGGTACGGGTTGGCTGCACCGAGACCACCAGGGCCTGCCGCCGCAGTACCAAACGCCGTCTGGCCTGCCGCACCGACACCCGCGGCGCCGGCCTGACCAGCATTCAACGCGGTCTGCGCCTGATTGAAGTTGGGCTGCCAGTTGCCCTGGGCGTCGCGCACGCCCTGCTGCGCCGCCGTCTGGTCGGCGCTGAAGCCTTCGAAGCGCTTGGACGGGTCGTAGCCCTCGTACTGCTTGTTGAGCAGGCCCTGGCCGACACCGAGCACCGACTCCATCAGCGGCGTGTAGTTGCCGCCCGGATCGATCTGCGTCGACGTCGTGCTGCTCGACGATCCCGAGCTGCTTGGACCCGCGGTGCTGCCGGCGCCAAACAGGCCGCCCAGGAACATACCCTTCTGCCCGCGCTTGCGCCGCGGAGGACCGAACGCCGTGCGCCGCTTGCTCACTTGCGCCTCCCGATCTGACCAAGACCTTCACTCATGCCGGCATGCGCCGCACGATCGGCCGCCGTGAGCTTGGGGCTCATGTAGCTCTCGACCGGCTTCGCCTTGGGCGAGAACTTGCCCTTGGCGAGCTGCCTGCCCTTGTGGACGCGAATGTTCTTGCGCAGGTTCTCCATTTGGCGCGCGCCAGCATCGTTGTCGCCGTCGCCGGCCAGCGACACCGTCTCGGCATCCATCACGAACTCGCCTGGAGAGAGCGACGCATCGATGTGATCGCTGCGGCCATTGCCACGCCCGTCGGGCCGCACGTAGTTGTCGCCGCCGCCGGTTGAGAAGGTCTTGCGGGTCGGCCGCGTGTAGAGCTCGGGATAGCCACCGCGCATCATCGGGATCGGACCACCGAACGCCATCAGCGCCTTCTTGTAGTCGACCGTCTTGTAGCCGCCGACCTCGCCGACTGCCTCGGGCCGCTTCTTCTCGACGTCCTGCGCCGACAAGCCGATCTGGGTGTGCGGCGATCCCTTGTAGTTGAACTGGATCGCCTTCATGCCCGAGCGCGTCTTGCCCACCGGCTTGATGTTGTCCTTGAGCCGCTCGTCGCTGAACATCGGCAGCACCGCAGGCAAGATCGACATGCCCATCTTCAGGATGTCGCCGAAGCCGCCACCGCCTCCACCACTGCTGCCGCCGCCTCCACCACCGCCTCCCATCGACGGCGCCGGCGCGTTCTGGCCGACCACCGCGTGGCTCTCGCCGATATTCGACGGCGCACCGAACGCCGACAGCGGCTTGAAGTCGTCGTCGTCCTGCGGCTTGCCGAGACCGCCCAGAGCATCACCGCCCAGGAAATCTTCGATGCCGCCGCCGCCGGCATAGCCGACCGGTCCACCGTGCGCGAACAGACCGCCGCCACCACCCCCGCCCAGGAGCATCCCCAGGGGCGACAGCAGCTTGGCGATATCGCCAAGGCCACCGCCACCTTCCTTGCCGCCGCCCAAGATGCCACCGATCAAACCGGCCGCCGGATCGAGCATGCCGAGCGCGCCCTCAGTGTTCATGTCGCCTTCGAACATGCCGCCCTGGGCGTAGCCCCGCACCGGACCGCCATCGTAATACTTCGACCAGTCGGCGATCTGCTGATCGATGTCGCTGTCGGGGTTGGCACCCTTGCGGAAACCCTTGATCATGTTGCCGAGCATCGCCGACGTACCCTTGCTCATGCCGTCGTCGGCGCCGCCGCTCCGCGCGCCCGCCAGCGATCCCGTCGGCATCGGTGCGTTCTGACCGACCACCGCATGCGCCGCACTTACTTTGCCGGGACCGCCAAAGGCAGTCAGCGGCATGAAGCCGCTCAGATCCGGTCGTCCGCCCTCGGCGTAGCCGACCGGACCACCCTCGGCCTTCTTGCGCCGGAACCACGAGCTCGCCGCGTCGAGCCACGCCGGCGGGATCATGCCCGCCTGGACCGGCCGCGGCACCCGGGGTGGCACGCTGGGCGCCACCGCCGCCGCCGTCGGCCACCAACTAGGTGGCAGATAGTCTTCATCGGGGTAGCGGGTGCCGGCATAGGCCTGGGGCGCCGGCGCTGCCTGGGCGTCGGGCGGCACGTCGTAGTTGTCCGAGAACTGCGGCTGGACCCCGCGGTCGGGCGAGTAGGCGTCGGGCGGCACGTCGTAGTTCGACGACGGCTGCGGCTGCAGGGTGGCGTTGATCTTCTTGGCGATCGCCGGCGCCGTCGACAGCTTGGTCACCGGCTGGCCCTGATTGGCCATCGGACCGTTGTCCCACAAGGTCCGACCGCTGAAGTCGACCGGCTGGGCGTTGCGCGGATCGGGGTAGTCGGCCATCGGATCGTAGGCCGCCGTGCGGCTCTGGTCGTCGAGGCGCCCGAGCGGGTTCTGGGCGGCGTAGCGGCCGGACCGGATAAACTCGTCCATGGAGCTGTCCCAGGCCTTCTGGGCACGTTCGCTGGGATGGGTGGGGTCCACACCCCCGAAGTTGCGCTGCCACCAGGAAGGCCCGCTAAACGCCGTCTGGCCCTGCTCGCGGCGGCGAGCTTCACGCTCCTGGCGGTCGGCGTCGCGCTGGGACTGCATGGTCATGCCTAGGGCTCCTCAAAGAGGCGTCTTCGAGCGGCCGCTTGCCCCAGCGCTCAGATCAACAATCTACTCTACGTTTCAGTCGCCCAACTAGGGGGCTTCCTCAAATCGACCGTAGGCGCGACCCGCTGGACCTTGTGCAGGCGAGTGTGACACTCCCGGCACAGCCAACGAACGGCCTCGGGAGCCGCATAGTCGGGATGGTGCATCTCGGTGTGCGGCGAGCCGCACCACTCGCACGGCTCGGGCACGAGACGGCCTCGTCTTTTGGCCAGCAAAGCGCGGTTGTTCACCCGCTGGCGGACCACCCGATCCGGCCTGTTTCGGGGCGTCGAATGGGTCCGCCGGTACTCCCGCATGTAGGCCGCCCAGCAGGGGTGGCAGTAGGGCCGGGGATGCCGATAATTCGGGTTTCCGCACTTGCTGCAGTTGCTGTCGGGAAACGTGAAAGGGGCCATTCTTTAGCGTAAACATCGTAAACATCGCGGTCAAACCTGCAGCGCCAATTTCACTGCCGCCGCCCAGTCCTGCCACGCCGTGAACAGATCGGGCGACGGCGCCGTCGGCACCGCCTCGGAAAACCGTTGGGCGAACTCCTGCCAGGGCGCCGCGGGGTCGACCTCGGTCGCGAGACCTGGGTTGTAGCCGGCCACCGTGTCGGCCCACGGCTGCCAGTCCATGGTGAAGGGGTTGGGCAGCAGGACGATCTCGATGCTCACGCCGGCACCTCGCTGCGTGGCAGGGGGTCAGGGAAGATCGGGAACTCGGTATCGAGCTCGGTCGGCTGGGCGCCGCCATCCTCGGTGCGCGCGTCGGCCGGCTGCCAGTGGAACAGAGGCGAGCCCGCCTCGTAGTGGCCACCGAGCTGATTGCTCAGCACGACGAAGCTGGTGAGGCGGCCGGTGAACTTCGTCTTGGCGATCTGCTCGGCGCCGCTCGGCACCGCCGGCACGATCATCGGCCCCTTGCGTCGCGTGTTGGCGCGCGCGTTGGCGCGGCTCAGCAGATAGATCTGCAGGTCGCCGCGCTGCTTGAAGTCGGGCTCGATCAACGAGAACGACATGGTCTGGTTCTGACCGTTCTGGCCCGGCTGCGCAGGCCGCACGAGATTGAACTCGTGCGTGCGATACCACGAGCGGATCGCCTTGGGCACCGCCGGCGAGCCGGACACTTCGTCGAGACCGACGTCATGCTGCCACGACGAGGTGCCGCCAGTGTCCTTGTTGATCTCGGGCGAAGACACGATCGGGTAGTGGTAGATCTGCTCGTAGACGCCGGCGCTGAAGCCGCCGCCCGAGACGTTGAGCGGCGTGTCGTACCAAGCTCCCGAGAGATAATTGTAAATGAAAGCCCAGTTGCATTCGGTCGAACCGAACAGCGGCGCGCACCACCAGATCTCATGCCAGCGCGGCATCTTCATCGCGAAGACTTTCTGCCGCATATTCCAGTTGAGATTTTGAAGCAGGAACTGACGATTGGTCTCGTTACCCATGTCCTTAATCACGCCGTTGAACATCGAGAAACCCGAGACCGTCGCCCAATAATATATTCCGGCGTGCTCTATAATCCCATTTGACGACAGCAACGCGCTCGATGTCGTCAGCGTGTCGAAGTCGAATATCCTGGTGCCGCCGGTGAACTGACAGCGGATCAGCGCATCGAGCGACCACAGCAGTGTCGCGGGGCCAGTGCCGTTGCCGCGCACTGGCAGGCCGCGCACTATCTTGGTGCCCCACGGCCGCGCCGAGCCCGAGCCAGTGCCGGTAAGATCAGTGATGTTGCCTGGGACGTTCCAGGAGACCTCGCCGTCGTTGCCGTAGCGCAGGAAGTACGGCCACATCGACACGACACCGCCCGACACCTCCGAGCCGGTGATCGGCAGGAAAGCATTGGGATCGCGCACTTCGCTGAAGTAGACCAGCCGCTCTTGGGTGTCGGAGATGTCCTGGATATTGGGCGCGGCATGGGCGAGCAGCAGGTTCGAATTGTTGGCGGTATTATAAACCAGCGCGAACTGCCAGTTATTATCCGGGCTGAGAACAAGACCGGCCGGCGTGCGGTCGACCAAGCCCGAGGGCAAGCCGGTGCGCAGATTGATCGTGTAGCGCTGCAGCACATTCTGGCTGCCCAGGTGGACCCAGCTGTAGCCGTCGTAGCTTTCCACATCCATGCCGCGCACGATGCCGCCGACGTCGCGATGCAGCTCGCGACAGCCCTGCATCTTGCGTGGCCGCTTCTGATAGAAACGACACCACTCGCCCGCCATGTAGCCGGTCGAGCTGAACATCGTGCCGTCGCGCTGGATGCCCGGCTCGCTCAGCATGAGCTGCGGCTTGGCCGTCGGGAAGTTTTGGCCGTCCGGCGGCATCAGATCTTCACCAGCACGTTGCACACCACGGTCGGCTGCACGACGTTGTGCGACTTAGCGACTGAGCGTGGCGGTGCCGCTGCCGGGTCGCCGTAGGCCCCCGTTTGGTTTGTCCAGTTGTACTGAAATGCCCCGCCACCCGAGAAAACACAATTACCAAGAGACGGACCGCTCGGCTCAAGCGATAGAACCGAAGCGGGGGAGTTAATTCCTGGCGGGATTTCAGCCGCAGTCAACACATGGCTCTGCTGACCACCCGACACGCCGGGCGTGGCCGCTGTCATGATGCCTCCCGCATCAGACGGAGGGCCGAGCCTTCCCGCAGCGACGCCGCCCATGTTGTCTGCGCCAGCCAACACGCGACCGCGGGCGTCGATCATCTGCAGCGTCTTGTGCGCGTTGAAGTCGGCCGTGGCCGAGCCGGTTCGACCGCCCGACACCGGGCACAGCGTGTTGTTGAAGTTGTTCCAGAGGAACTCGTAGAGCGGCTGGAACGTCACGCCGACATGGGTCGCCCCCGACGTGGCATCTCCCAGCGTGCTGCCATCGAGAAAGAGGAAGCCCGCATCGAGCGTGCCGTTCAGCGTGTACTTAATGTCGCCGGTCTTGAAGGTGAACAGCGCGCCGACCGCGGCCGCGATGGCAGCGTCGACATAAGCCTTGTTGGGGATGCTATTGGGTGTAGCCGGCGCCGTCGGTGCAGTCGGCGCACCGGCCAGGACAGCATCATCGATGGTTGGACCAGCGCTGAACACCGCGACACCGCGCGCCGGCGTCGGTGGCACCGCCACCGCAGGCACGAAGCCCGTCTCGTCGGTGAGCACCGCGGCGAACAGCTCGCTGGTAACCGGCACCGAACGGCTGATGTTGAGAGGGTACTGACCCGCCGCGGTGATGCGTCCCTTGATGTCGAAGTCGACGCCAGGAACCAGCGCCGGATCGGCCGGGCTCGTACCAGGAGATCCAATCGAGCCGGCACCCGCCAGCGTGTCGGCGAGACCGATGGTGCCAGTCGACGTGATCGGACCACCGACCAGCTCGCCCGCCTGGGTGTTGATCAAGCTCACCGTGCCGGTCGTCGCCGTGAAGGCGACATGCATGTTGGCACCGTCGGAGCGGATGATCGAAAAGGCGCCCTGGGGGATCACCGCGCCTGGATCTAGCGCGCCGGTGCGCGCCGTCACGGTGAAGGCACCGGTGGTGTTGTTCCAGACGAACCAGTAACCGACGCCGCCACCATATTCGAGGATGGCGTTGCTGGTCAGCGTGCCCGTCCAGTTCTGCACCTGGGCGGCGATCTGCGTCGGCGTGAGGACGAACAGACCGCCCGGGGCAAGACTGATCGAAGTGCCGCTCACCGTGCTGACCAACGAGCGGCCATAACCCACGGTGATGAAATTGCTGCCGTCGCAGAACAGGATGGCGTTCTCGCCTGGAGCGAACACCTTGGTGCCGCTGCCGTCGACAGTCTGACCGGCCACCACCGGATCGATGGTCAGAGAGCCGCTGCCGCTGTTGATGATGTAGCAGAACCAGCCGTTGCCCAGCACATTGGCATCGGCAATCGTCCAGGTCACTGTGCCGCCGTTGTTCTGCAGCACGCGAGCTCGGTCAGACGCCGTCAGAGCATGGGCGCTGAGCAGAGGCGTCGTGATGAGATGCTGGTCGAGCCGGGTGATGTCGGCACGCAGGCCGGCGCCGGCGAGGGACGCTGCATTGGCATTCGAGACACTGGCGCCAAACTGCACCGACGCCCACTGCCCGGCCGGCGTGTCGTCGTTGACGATCCACACCAGCCACTGCAAGCCCGACGTGATGTTGACGATGACGTTGCCGTCGAAGTCGCAGACCGTGAAGGCATTGACTCCGATGTTGCGGACCAGACAGTCCTGACCGACCGACGCAATCGAAGCGTCCGGCATGAAGATCTTGAGACCAACACCCGATGCGATGATGTCGAGCTTGGCCGGCGCGATGAAGGCGCCGTCTTCCGCCAGGAACGGCCAGCGCAGATGGAGATCGACGTCGGTCGTGTAGGCGACATAGTCGATCTGCGCCGGCGAACGGTTCTCACCGCCAAATGTTGCGTCGTAGCTGTCGCTGTCGAGTGGAGGGCTCATGCGGTGCTCCTCACCTGGGCGCGGTCGGTCATCCGCTTGAAGTCCTGCTCGGTCACCGCCGCCTTGCGTTCGTCGGCGAAACCCTTCCACAGGCCCGCCGAGGCCGGATCCTTAAGGTAGATCGCCAGCCCCTGGAGCGACCGGTAGAGCAACAGGTTGGGCACCATCTCGGTCAAGTAGTTGGCCTTGTTCGACTCCGACAGAAGATCGGGCAGCTTCCAGATCATCGCCTCGAACGGGAACTCATTGTTGGGCGACGGCTTCACCAGCCAGATCTTGTTGGTGTAGTCGGCGACGAACTCGGGCTCGCCGAGCTGGCTGTCGTCAGGATAGAGCGCGCGAACGTACTCGTAGCTGCGCAGCCGCAGTGACTTGCGGCGGCGCATGTCGACGCCCGTGCCGAAGTTGATCGACACCGTTGAACGCCAGTTGCCCGGCTTGGAGATCCGCGGTTGGCCGATCTTCATCTTGCTGACGTAGCTGTCCAGGTAGCCCAGGATCTTCATCTCGTCGGCAAGGTCGCGCTCGGTGTTGTTGATGATGCGCGGGATCTGGATCGCGACGTCTTCGTCGAGCACACCACCACGCTCGGCGTATCGCTTGAGGTCGTCGACCAGCGAGCCGAACGTCATTCCGGTAGGGCCAGCGTCGACCATGCCTAGTCTCCATCAGGCGGTGGCGGCGTGAGAGGCAAACCGGCTTCGAGCTGCGCCGCCTCGCTCATCGAGATGTCCTGGTCGGGCCGAACGAAGGGCAGGATGTACTTGTCGGGCGCGCGCGGCGGCAGGCGCATCGGATCGTAGTTGTCCCAGCACCCAGGCGACAGCTCGGGGCGGTGCACCTTGAAGCCCGGGATGTTGCCGTCGTCCATCAGATCGGCAAGCTTCGCCTTGCGCTGACAACGCGAGCAGAGCGCGATACCGAGCGTGGACTCACCTTTCGTGTTGATGAACACGGGCATCAGAAGTTGTAGACCTCCAGGCCAGGATTATAGCGCATCGGCGCCGGATCACGTTCCTCGGCGATCGCGAGCTGCATGGCCGTGCCCTCCTCGCTGGTCAGCATCTGCAGACGAGCGAGCTGAGCCTCGGGGATCTCCTTGCACAAACGCCGCGCCATCGAACAGGTGATCGCCTCGTTCCACCTGGGGCTGATGTCGAGCGTCTGGCTCATGTCGGTGACCTGATCGAGGTAGCGCCGACGACGCACCACCAGGGACATGAACTTCGCGAGATCGTTGGGCCGCGGCCACAAGTAGAGCACCGGCGATGGCAGGATGCGGTCCTGGTACCACGTCCACGGCGGCCCAGGCGTCGTCTTGTCAGGCAGCGAGTCGTAGTCGTCCTTGGTCATCACGCCGATCGGGATGTCGGTCGGGTTGTTCCCGAAGTAGAGCTCGCCGATGTGGAGCGGCATCAGAGGATCGACCGAACGCACCCGCATGCCGATGCAGTTCGACGGCACACCGTCGAGCTCGCGCCACAGCCACTGGCCCGCCTGGACGTCGACCGAGACGCCGTCGACCGCCACCCAGTTGGCGCCGTCGGTCGAATACTCGACCATCCAACCGTACAGGCCGGCCGTCGTGAAGAAGATGCCGTAGTTCGAGAAGCTCGTGCCGGGCAACGCATACTGCGCCGTGATCACACCCATCGGAGCGATCTGATCGCAGCTCGTGTTGAGATCACCGTCGAACGCAAGAGCGGCAATGCCACCCTGGTCGGAGTTCACTGCAAGAGGCGTCGGCCGCATCAAAGTGCGCTGCTGAACGTCGAGCACGACCGAAGTGCCAATCGGCGTCGGCGCCGTGACCCGATTGATGTAGAGCGGCAGGAACACGCGATCGCGTCCCCACAGCTGCATGCCGAGGTTCAACATTTCTTCGAGCATCGTGTTGAAGACGTCGAACGAGGTCTCGACCATCTCGGAGGTGAACTGCGCCGGCTTCACGCCAGCCTGCCTGAGAGCGCGCTCCAGGATCTGCCGGGCAGTGTAGGCGCGCAGGCCTCCGGTGTTGCTGCCGGACGTGCTCATGCGCTCTCCTTCCTAGATCAGACCCGTCACCAGAGCATTGCCCGCGGCGCCGGTCTTGGTCGCGCGGATGTATGCAACGGGCCCCTCGACCAGGAGGAACCCGCTGACGCTGCCGGTGAAGGCCGCGATCAACGGCGTCCACTGTACGCCGTCGGGCGAACCCTCGACCAGGATGCTGTCGGCGGCGTTCATCGTCACGAAGATGCGACGCTGCTGCGTCGGCTCGACCTGCCAATCGCAGGCGAAGACCGTGCCCGTGCCGGCCGCCGACTGGTTCAGCAGCGTGACCTTGCTGTTGGCCATAACCTAACGCGCCTTGGCGATCAGGTAGTTGTCGACGCTGAGCGTGCGCAGCGTCGCCGCCGTGCGCGCCGAGAAGATCAGGCTCATCGGCACGCCGCCCAGGCTGGCCGGGTTGGTCGCGACCCGCACCGAGCCATCGTTAACGAAGGCGCGCAGAGCACCGTCGATGGCCGTGTAGGCGATCACGAGGTCGTACCAAGTGTTGCTCGCCATATCGATCGGCGAGGTGAGCACCGCGACATCGACGCTGCCGATGCGCAGGATGACCTGGGGCGTGAAGGTGCCAACCAGCTTGCGGAAGTAGATCCCGTCGGTCGGCGACACGCCAAGCGGGTTGGCCGCCACCGTGCCGATGCCGAAGAAGAAGCCGCCGAGGATCGCGTCGTCGAGCTTGAGCCGCGCCGCGACGAACAGATCCTTGTTGATGGCCGGCGTGATCGTGAGGTTGGGCAGAGCCACCGACGTCTCGCTGACCGCAGCCGTGGTCGGGATCGCCAGAATGCCACCGTCACCAGCCGCACCAGCGACCAGAGCGGGCACACCGGGCAGCGTGCCGCCGACGGTCCAGTTGGCCGCGACGTAGGTGTTGAAGTCGTCCTGGAGCAGATTGTAGTCGAACGCCGTCGGGAGCTTGAGATCGGCGAGACCATCGCTCACCAGGGCATTGTTGACGCCACCGGGGTAGCGAGTAACCGACGTGAGGGCCATGGCTCGGATCCTTACTTTGCTCTGCCGGGAGCCGCCGGCTCGGGCCGACCGTCTTTTTGCCTTCTGTCAGGTTGATGGCGGCTGACACCGCTTGGAAGACACCGGCACTCGTGAGGGCGAGTGCCGGTGCACATAACGCAGCCGTTTTAGGCGCCTGCGGTGCCGTAGACGGTGCGCCAGTTGGTCCAGGAGGCGTCCCAGCGGCTGGTGCACTTGTAGCGCATCGTGTCGCTGTTGAAGTCGCCTTCCATGCTCTTCTGCGCCATGCGGCGCGTCAGGAACTGCAGGCCCATCTGCTCATCGGTCTTGATCCACCACGCCGTCGGCGAAGAGAGACGGGTGATGACCACGTAGCCCTCGGGCAACGCTTTGGTCGACATCACGGGGTTGATGTCGTTGTTCGCACCACCGGTCGACAGCGCCGACTTGGTGATGATCTCGGCCTGCCACTCATTGTCGGGAGCAACGATCAGCTTGCGCGGCGTGACCCGCACGCGCTTGAGATCGTTGTCCTGGGCACGCCGGATCTGCGTGAGGGTCGACTGCACGCTGGTCTGCGAGAGCGCTGCAGGCGTCGCGAGCTGGTTCGACTGAACGCCGCCGACCACCGGATGGTTAGGCGAGCACAGCGGTTGACCGTCACCACCCAGGTAGTTGCCGTTGAACGCGCGGTTGAGCACGTTCGCGGTTTCGGTCTCCTCGGTCTCGACCATGCCCTGGCCCATCTGCTCGGAGTAGATCCGGCCGATGGAAATGTGATCGCCGTCCTCGACGAGCACCTTGGTGAGGCCAAAGGCGATGCCGTACTGGCGGAACACGTAGGTCTTGTTGAAGACCACGCCACCAGCGCGGTAGGTCACGGGGCCGCCTTCACCCATCTGCGGCGCCATGCCGAGGCCGTACATCACAGGCTCCATGTGATAGGAGCGCTGGATGCCGGGCTTCACCCGGAAGATCTCACGATACTCCTTGCGGATGTCGTAGAGACCGTCGAAGTGCTCGGAGAGAATAGGCTCGACCAGGATTCGAAACTGGGAGCTGTTCATCGGAGTAGGCATCGATCAGCTCCCTTCCTAGGCCACTGGGCCCTGTTTGGTCTGGATCATCAGGTACAGCCACACGAAGGGGTCACCCCAATCGTTGTCGGGCTGCTTGACGAGATCCAGAATGGTGAATGAACCAGGGCCGACGCCGGCCGGCGCGGTCAGCGCCTGCGAGCTGAGACCAGTCATCGTCGAGCCCGAGACAGCGGCAGTGCCGATGCTCTCGCCGCGCGCGGTGGCCGCGACGGTGGCGCCCGACTGACCGATCAGGATGACGCCTGGGTCGTTGATCGGCACGATCTTGGCGAGCATCGACTTGGCGATGTAGGTCTGGCCAGCCGGCCAGTACGGCAGGATGCGCCGCATGCCATCGGGCTGGGTGAACTCGCAGCCGGCGAAGATGCCGAAGATCGGTGCTGCGGCGCCTGAGCCGTCGATGATGGTGCCGTTGGTGCCCATCTGCACCGGCGTGCCGGTGAAGAGGTTGGTGCCGTAGGTCGACAGAATGCCGTCCTCAAGCACGATGAAGCGGGGGTCGCCGCTGACGTGGGACGCCACCCGAACCCCCGAGGGGGCTGCAAGAGCTGACATGGTTCCTCCGAAGCGCGCAAAGCAAGCGCGACCGTTGGTTAAACGGATGCTCCTTCAGAGGCGGATGCCCTTCATCGCTGTGCCTACAGCGGGGACTTCCAGGCCGTCAGACTTGCCGCAGGTCCGAACCGTAGTGGTTAAACCAGCTCTTCATCGGGTTGATCAGACCCGGGTGGCTGACTCCTGCCATTACGGCGGACACGTGCGGGCAAGGCACGAGCGCGAGGAGGTTATGCTCGCGCTCGTGTTGTCGTCAAGCGTTAGGTCTTGGGTGCAGCGGTCGGCGGCGGAACGGGGAGCGGTGTCGGCATCACGTTGGCCGGGATCGCAGCCCAGTGCCACACGCCGGCAGTGTCGCGTGCCAGGACGACGACCGTGCCCGGCGTCGGATGCGGCGGCGGCGTGGTCGGCAGCGTGTTGTCAGGAACGCCCGGCAGATGCGGCGGCAGCGCGTGACCAGGGTGCGGCATGCCGGGCAGGCCGTGACCAGGGTGAGGCATGCCACCGACACCGAAACCGGGATCGACAGCGCCGACAGGCGTGATGGTGGCGAAGTTGCCGCCGAGCTGGTGAATGTAGACGAGCATCAGGATCTCCCTTTCAAGGAGTGAACCGAGAGCATAGTCGCTCTCAACGATGACAACGCGGTGATCAGTCGAACTGTTTCGGCGGCCGTGTGTAGGTGCGCAGCTGCTCCATGCCTGGGGCCATCGAGGTTCGACCACCCGCATCACGCACCCGTTCGCCCGCTGCGTCCAGCGTGTCGTAGATGCCCCTGGACAGCTCGTAGGGCTGATCGTGGTGGAGCTCGCGCATGATCGTGTACCAATTCTTTTCGTCGGTCTCCATGGCGATCATCTCGCGCCACATCACGCAGCCCGAGTAGACGTTGCGGCTGTCCTTGACCGCGTAGGCGTCGGCCGACCAACCCTCCTGGGCGAGCTGCTCGTAGGTGCAGAAGTGATAGCCGATGCCGATGCGGAACTGCGGCGTGTCGTAGTTGTGGGTCGTCGAGACCCAGCAGCGGCGCCAGCCCTCGCGCTTGGGCAAGTTGGGCAGCACGCTGTCGCGGAAGCGCGACTGGATCAGGCGCCGGCGCTCGGGGTCGGTCGGCACCATCGAGCGATCCCACTGGTCGCGGCTGTAGGCCCGCTCGCCACCGCGCGCCATGTCGAGGTCTTCGTCGCGGCCGTCCTTGTCGTCCAGGCGAAAGCGCTCGTCGCGGTCTCGACCGAGATCCTGCTCGACCAGGGACCGCATCTCGTCGGCGCGCCGCTGCGCCTCGCTCATGGTCGCCTCATCGGCGGTTGGCTGACTGAGATCGCTGCCGCCTGGGTTGGGGACACCAGGAGGGATCTTGTTGCCGTTCTTGCCGTTCGACATGCCTACCTCCGGGTCGCCTGCAGAGCCTCAGCACCGCGTCGCCACTTGCCGATGATGCGGTCCTTCTTGGCCTGATCTTCCTCGCTGAGCTTGTTGTCGAGCAGCCCCTCCTGGCGCAGCAGGTCGATCTGCTCGTCGCCGAGCTGGAAGGCGCGATCGCCACGTCCAGGTCGGCTCTGCGAATGCACGCGCCCGGTCGGAGGCAAGCGCGAGCGACGCACCGGCCCACCATTGTCGTGGCCGTTGGTCTCACGCCGGCTCTGGAAGTCGCGTCGATTGCCGCGATCATCGTCGTCGTCGTTGAGGCGCTCGTCGCGCCCACCACTATCGGGTCGGAACCCAGCTGTCTTCATGCGCCTCTCCATTTCATGCCAGAAGGCCTGGGTGTGGCGGCTGTAGCCTTCATCCACCAGCTTGCGGTCGATCCGCTTGACGAAGTCGTGGTCGGGGTCGTCACCCTGCTCGGGATCGAACCACGAGTAGCGATCTAGAAAAACGTCGCGCATGCGCTCGAACTGCTCGTCCTGAGCAGCGAGCTGCTGGCGAACCTCGGGCGGTGGCTGACGGCCTGCTTGGCCACCCTCGGCCATCTCCTTGGCGCGCTCCTCCATACCCTGACGGGCCTGACGAAGCTGGAACAGGCCGGCAATGATCTTGTCGCGCTCGCGCGTGATGGCGACCGCGGTGTCGCCGTCGGCTTCTTTGATCGCCTTGGCGATCTCAACGTCAGCCCGGTCGATCGCGTTCTGGTGGTACTGGATCCGCTGATCGATGTCGCGAGCCGACAAATTGAGCTGGCCACCGACCAAGCCTGACAGCATCTGCTCCTGGCGCGCGATGCGCTCGGTCAGCGACACGATCGTCTGGTCGCGGGTGTCGATCGCCTGCCGGCGCGAGCGATTGCGCCTGGAGCGACGACCACCGCGTTCCTCTCCTTCGCCCTCGTCGTAGGCGAGCCGGATGTCTTCGTCCTCGTCCTCGGGCTCTACCCGCTGGGTGCGGGGCTCCTCGCGGCGCGGCGGCGCGTCGCCGGTCTTACCCGGCTGCTTGCCGTCACCACCCTTGTCCCAGTCGTCGTCATCCTCGCTGCCCAGGAACGGATTGTTGGCGAGCTCGCTAGGATCGATGGTGATAGTCGCAGCTTGATCGTCGGCCCCGCCGACCAGAGCTTCATCGTGACCCAGCTGCGGATCGCCGTGCTCATCGAACCCGCGCTGCCCGCGGGCCACTCGTGTCGTGTCACGTGCCATGGCTTGCCCCCACTAGCTCGTCTTGATCTTGAGCGGATCGGAGGTGACGACGCCCAGGCAGTCCTGATCGCGGAACGTCACGAACAACGCGAAGTCACCGGCTGGGATAGTGGGATCGACCGGCACCTCCATGCGGTCGCCCCCATACATCGGCGTGCGGATGAACTGGCCAGGAACGCACCAGTAGCCCTCGGGCCACAGGCGCAGCGTCTGGCGATTGCGGTAGGCGGCAGGACCGACAGCGCGCACCAAGGCAGTCTGCGCACGCGCCTTGTCCTGATCGACAGTCTCGTCGGGGATCCAGAACTTCGTGCCGTTGGCCAGGATCTTGAAGTGCCCGGTCATGCGCAGCTGGACGATGATGTTGATGCCCGTCGGGTAGACCGGCGGCGCGACATCAGGAAAATGTTGGCTGATCTGGTCGGTGTAGGCGTCGCCCAGGAGCTCGCGTAGCGAAGGGATCTTGGGTAGGGAGACCTCGCGCCAATTAGGCATCGGCTCGTGGATCTCAGTCAGCGCATCCATCAAAACTCCTTTTCAAAGTTTTCCTCGCGTTGCTGCTGCTTCGCTAGGGCTTCTTCGAGCAGCGTCTTGAAGCGGTTGGCGGCCTTCAGCTGGCCGTGCACCATCCCGAAGCCGAAGGCCGAACGCACGCTCTCGGGCGCACTTTCGGCCAATTCCATCGTCTCGAAGCGCATCAGATCGACCAGGAGCAGCATCTCTTCAAAGGTGAAGAGTGCATTGGTCCCCTGGTCCGCCATCAGCGCGGTTTCGGTTCGACCTGGGCGTTGGTCGCCTTGGCCGTCGCCGCGTCCTTGCTCATGCCGACCGCCATGTTCTTGTGCATGTTGGTCGCGCCGGCCGGCAGCGTGCCCTTGGCCTTACCGGTATCTTTGTCCGCCATAGCTACCTCCGCTTGTACGCAGGATCGTCATGGTGATGAGGCATCACCTTGCCGCCCCGCTTAAAAGCCGCGCCTGGAATAGCCGTGTCAAGCATCTCCGAGGGACCGAGACCCTGCTTTTCCCCGGTCGACGTGCGCGGCGCGGTGATCGGCTTGATGGTTGGTGGTCGCCCCAAGCGGGTGCCTGGATTGCGATTCCTAGGCTTCATTCCTCGCCTCCTCCTTGGCCTGTGCCGGTCGTCAGATTACCACGACCCTTGGGCTTAGGCGCACCCGTACCGCGCGCCTTGGCCGCGGCCGCCGACATCTTCGCCGTCTTTTCGGCCGAAGCGTTCTTCATCTCGGTGATCTCGATGGCGGTCTCGTTGTCGTCGACGTTGCGCTTGTCGTGCGCCGCGAGATCGTCGGCCGCCATGTTCGCCTCGGCCTGACGATCGGCCGCCGACGTCATCGCGTCGCGCTCGGCATCGCGAGCTGTCTGCTCGGCCGCCTGACCATCCTTGACCCGCTGCTGTTCGAGCTGCTGGGCCTTGAGATCGGCGTCGCGCTTCTTCTGCTCGGCCTGGACCTGCAGCTGGCGCTCCTTGAAGGCGGCGTCGCTCTCGCCCTTGTTGCGCTGGATCTCCAGGCCGGTCTGCTTGGCCTTGGTGTCGGCGTTGTCCTTCTCGCGTTGCCGCTGGACGTCCTCCTGGGCCACCAGGGAGGGATCCATCGGCTGCGGGGGTGCCAGGGTCTTGAGCAGCTGACGCGCCTCAGCGATCACTTCAGGCACGTCCTTGAGGGTCTCCTCGGCAAGCTGCAGCACTTCGTCGTCGAGCTCAGACATCAGGCGATCGAGCCCGACCTCAGTGCCGGTGCCCATGAACGATTCGAGGGTGATGAATTGATTTCCGGTGATCTGGCGCAGCGCGTGGGTCGCCGCTTCGAGCATGGCATCGGAGTACCACAGCGCGAGATGGTCCCCCAGGTGATCGATCATCTGCGGGATCAGGCGGACCGCCAGTGACTGGGTCTGACCGAAGAACGGCGACTTCAAGTAGGCGACGTGGACCTGGATGTGCGCCTCGTGGTCCTGGCCGGGGAACGCCTTGATCGGCTGGCCCTGCGAGGCGGTGACGTTCTCGGCCACCGCGTTGGTGCGCTGTGGCTGCGGGTTGGCCTTGAGAAATTGATCGGGGCTGCTCGCCCCCATCTGCTTCAGGAAATAGCTCTCGGTCGCGCGCGTGTTGTAGAGCGGGCCGGCCACTGGATCGCTGGCGCGGGTCACCACGGTCTGCGCCAGGGCCTTGCGCTGGAGGTCGCTCCACAGCTTGGGATCGCTGACCGGGATCACCGTCATCGGCCCCTGGAAGTCCTTGGCGCTCACCGTGAGCTCGCCCTGGGCGTCGATCACCGTGGCGTCGGTCAGGGTGTCGGCATTGATCTGCCAGAGGCCCTTGAGCAGCAGGCGCATCGAGCGATGCATGCGGCGATGGACGGCGCCCAGGTTGCGCAGCCCCTGCTCCAGGAACATCTGGGTCGTACCAACCGGCGTGTTGGCGCCGAACTTGTCCATCTCGTCGTAGGTCGAGCGCACGACACCGCGGCCGGCATCGACCAGGAAGCTCAGCAGCTGCAGCAGGGTCGGGCTCGGCGGATTGAACTGGATCGGCAGGAAGGCCTTGCGAATATCGTCCTGGGCGAGCGAGCCCTGGACCTCGGCGATCTCGGTGACCCGCGGCGTCATGTTCTGGCCGCCGGCAGTCGAGCCGCCCTTAAGACGCATGCCGGTCTGCGAGGTGTTGAGCATCGCGCTGTCGAGCAGCGCGCGCAGAGCTCCCGTCGCAGCACCGCTCAGCGAGCCGATCATGTGGGTGAGGCCGACCGGGTAGCCACCACGCCACGGCCAGAACGGCCACTCGATCAGGAAGATACAGCGGCCGGCCTCGTCGTCCTGCTGGCGCCAGTTGCGGTAGATCGCCAAGACCTCGCGCGCCTCCAGGTCGATCGTCACGAGGTAGGGCATCAGCTTCTGGTCACCTGGAAGCTGGAGCAGGGTCGAGGTCTCGTAGACCGCGCGATAGGCATCGAGGTTCTTGGCCGGCGTCGTCTTGCCGATCTGCCGCGCCGCCGCCTCGTCGCTCTGCGTCTCCTCGGGGACGTTGCCGCCGCGCACGTCGTAATCGACGACGTCTCGCCACAGCTTGCTGTCGACGTTCTGCCGGTAGGTCCAGCGATCGACCGTCATGTTGTGGGTGATGCGCGGCTGCGTGTAGAAGTCGCCGTCGCTGTACGGCCGGTAGACGTGATCGATCGGTATGAAGGCGATCGCCGGGTTGCCGACCTCGTCGACGTAGGTCTTGGTGTAGAAGCCGCCGCCGAGCGGACACTGCGTGAAGCCGATGTCGAACTCGTGGTAGGCCGCCGGCATTACCTCGGTGAATTGGTAATTGATCCAGCGCGCGCAGCGCTTCGCCTTCTCGTCCTTCTCCTCGTTTTCGTCGCCCTGGACCTGGGTGCGGCACGGCCCTTCCGGCGGCATCATCTCGTTCATCATCGCGCCGCCGAAGTCGATGCTCGACTCCAGGAGCATCGGATGGATCGCGCGCGAGGCGCCTGGGAAGTTGGCGCCACCCGGCACGTTGTTGCCCATGCCAGTGCGGTTGAGGCCCTGCTCGTACTGTTTGTCGCGATCGGAGCGGCTGTCCTTGTCGTCCTCGATGGCGTCCAGGAGGTCGGTGCAGATCTCGTTCAGCTCGGTGTCGTCGAGCACCTCGGCGAGATTGTCGAAGTGATCGGTCTGCTGCAGCGAGCGCTCGGGGCCACCCTGGTCGGGCGGGATGGCGAACGCACCGCCGTTCTCATCGAACTGGACCTGATAGCCTTGAGGTTTGACGTCGGTCAGTGTGCCGGGCTGGCCCCGCCCAGGCTGCGCATAGGGGTCGTTAAAGGCACTGACGTCACTCATGCGTTATCTCCAAAGGCGGTGCGTGCGACACGACCACCACGCGCTTTCTCTCGATTGACGATGTCGATCAGGTTCGACGATTCCGGGAACACGACGTAGTTGCGGGTGCCCTCACCGCCTGGGAGATCACGGCCGCGGCTGAACCTGTCCATAAAGCGGGTGCCGGCCAAGTCGAAGCCCCCCAGATATTTAGCCACCGCCGCCTTCTCGTTGTCGGGCCCTACGGCATCGTAAACCGAATTAGGCATAGCGCCCTGGACGTCCCAGTGCCGCAGCGCGTCGTGGAACTGCTTACCGGTGTAGGCATCAGGCGAATCGAATGGACTGTTGAAGCCATGCTGGTCTGCTATGCCCCTGAGCGCTCCCGCGACGCCACTCTTGTCGCGCTCGATCTCGGCCAGAATGCGCGCGTTGTTGGGGCTGTCCATCATCTGATCGAGATCCATGAATTGGTCGGGCTTGGCATTAATGTCGAGGGTGTACTTGTATCCCGGTTTGCTCGTGCTGTAGCCCGGCGGCAGACCCTGGATGATGCTCCTGGTCTGATCAGGATCCATCTTAGGCATCAACGTGCGGTTCGAGAGAAAATGAACGACGTCATCAGGATGATGGCCTTGCGCGAGCAACTGCTGGATCTCGCGCGTCGCATCCTTGGTCGCGGGCGACTCGTAGCCGTAGTGCTGCTTAGCCAGCGCCTCTATGACATTCTTCGCACGCAGATCGTCCGGCACGCCATTGATCAGCCAGCGACCAGGATTATCTCCCTTGAAACCAGTGATACGCCGATACTCTTCGCCGACCAGGGGATTCTCGGCCGAATAGAAACCGTGACCGAACGCCGCCGAGCCCTCGCCGCTGCCAATCTTGGCCGG